TGGCACACATGGCACACACCCCATCTCGCCGATGTCCCCCGTCACACGCGGCATGAATCACGGATCATGGTGCATGAATGGCACGCGATGATAGTGAATTGAGCTGTGAGTAAGGGGGCTATTCACCCCGATCCTCCAGATTGACAAGAACCATGCTGAGAAACACAGGGGCCAATAAGACCCCCATGAGAATTGCGAACTGAATCATGAGTCATGCTCCATTGATCATAGGCATGATGATGTAAGGGACTACGATGAAGGCAAGAGCCATGCCTAACGCCGTAGCGAGCAGGTGATTAACGAGTTCTTTCATGATGATCTCCAATTAGAAGGTGATTGCGCCAGCGATGAAGGCAGTGAGGAACTTGCCGGGGTTGCGCTTGACGGTGTCGACGATGTCGTGAGCGGAAGCGGTGACAGCCATCTTGTATACCTCGGCGGTTGCTTCGCGTTGCTGGTCTTCATCAAGACCCATGAAGTCAAAGGCTTGTTGCATTGACTCGGTGCGTGGGATGTCGAAGTTGTGGAATCTCATGATGATCTCCTTATTGAGCGTATTCGAATGAAACGGCGCTGATAGGCCAGCCGTCTTGGTAACCGTAGGTCATGCAGAGGAAGTCGCGGTGTTGCTCGGCGTCTTCGCGGGTCTCAAAGAGCTTGTCGTGTCCCTCGATGATGTAACAGACAGCGATAGCTCTCTCGATAACCACTTCTTCTTCACAGTCAACTTCGAAGTAAGGGTCTGCTGAGTGAGGCCAGTTGTCCACGTAATCCCAGTTTGTGAGGTCCAGTTCGAGCTGCTTCATGAGTTATGCTCCATGCAGTTGAGTTCATGGCGGATGAAGGATTGCAGCGGGTCGTCGGAGTGCATGAAGCAAGCACTGAAGAAGTCTGCGTAGTCGTTGAACTCTGATTCAAGCTGACCAAACGGAAGGGCCAGTTGATCGGGAGCGTCGTGGTTGAGCACCTCATCGGTGAAGGTAACTGAGTAATCTCCAAGCATGGTGTATCTCCAAGTAATTGAGCGTCATAGCTCACAAACATTAATGAGCGGCGAGAGCGAAGCGAGCGTCGAAAGGGGTTACTGACAGACAAGGTTCATGTATATCGACATGAAACAAGGTTCCAAAAACGGAAAAGGGGAAAGGGGAGCGGGACAACCCGGCAAGGGAGACAATGCGTGAGCGATTCAGAAATAGTTTTCAAATTTTTTTTTTGCAATATTTTTTTAAGGCCCTATCTTCCTAGGTAAGCTACTTTGAGGGACAGGCCGTGGGATTACGGATCTGTACGACGTGTAAAGAAAAGCTACCAGACACTAAATTTGAGCAATACCCAACTGGAACATGGCGCAAGAAATGTACGCCATGCCGCATGCTGCAGAAAAACCGCAAACGCTACGAAAACATGGGCGGCTCGCATGAGGCATATCTCAGGAATCTTTTCGCGAAGCTAAGAAGCACGCGCAGGAACACACACAGTTTCTCGTTGACCGCAGAAGAAGTGTTGCAGCAGTGGGATTTGCAGGATGGCAAGTGTGCGGTATCAGGTGTAGCGCTGACTCATCACCTCGACGGGTCAGGAAAGAAAGAGTTCAACGCATCTATAGACCGCCTAAACAACGACGAAGGTTACTCCAGGGAGAACGTGCGTCTTGTTGCGTATCGAATCAACATTATGCGACACACCTTGTCCACTGACATGTTCTGGTGGTGGGTCAAGACAATACACGACTACGCTTGTGATTAAATATTAGTGGGGGTAATATATAGGTATGTCCGATCACACTGAAGCGTATGCGGTAGAGGGGCTTTTAGAAGCCCTTGTTGGAATCGGACTAAGAGAAAGCGGCCAAGAGGTACTTGTGTACGATGCCGCACGCGTTGAAGAACTATTGCAGAGCCGTGGTTACGAGCTCTCGTTGTGGGCGTTTCTACAGGAGCTAGATATAGCTGACCTGGGTGAACGCGCACCTATGTTTGTTTGGTTGGACGACGATTTAAAAAATGAAATCACGGGCGCAACTACAGGAGGAAAGCATCGACTCCATTAAAGACGGGGTTGATCTTACTCACACCGAATTCCAAGCGCATATGCCTTACATGGGCGTGCATCATGGAACATTAACCGTGCAGCAGGAAAAGCTCGTCATGCTGGTTGCATCAGGAATGTCCATCAGGGCAGGGTCTCGTGCTGCAGGTTACAAGAACTATGACTGCGCGTTGAAAGCCATGCGTCGCCCCGAGATGAAAAAAGCGCTCGACTACTTCCGCGAACAGGCGCGGGAGACGGTGAAGTTCACAATTACCAATGCTCACGGCATGTATATGGAGGCGTACACCGCTTCATCAAATGCCACGGAGATGAAGAACACAACAGATTCACTGGTTAAGTTGCACGGCCTCGTGCAGCAGGAACCGCAAGCTCAAGTAAATGTGCAGATAAACGCAACGGCTAAGCAGCTGGAACGCCTGTCTGATGAAGAGCTGATCAAGATCGCGGGTAAAGAAACGGCTTACTTGGAGCCATCTGTTGCCGAATGAAATTATTAAACGTGAGTGTTCTAACTGCAAAACACTGCAGCCAGAAACGCTGTTTGCAAACGACATAATCGACACCTGCGTTTACTGCTTAGCCGCTATGGCAGAAGCGCTACCAGCACCACAACTTTCAGAGACAGAAGTCTACGAACCGGAGCCGAGGGAGGGCACACTTGAACAAAAAGCTAAAGCAGAGCTGGCGTTACGCATCCTCACACGAAAGCGTCTCCTCCCTTTTGTCGAGCGGTTTAACGCCGATTACCAAGCTGGTTGGGTCCATAAAGACATCTGCCAACGGCTGGAGCAGTTCAGTCGCGACGTGGCTGAAAAGAAGAGTCCAAGACTTATGCTCTTTATGCCACCTCGCCATGGAAAAAGTACGCTGGCGTCAGTTTCGTTCCCGGCTTGGCATCTCGGCAGGCATCCTGAGCATGAATTTATCTCTTGTTCGTATTCGGGTTCGCTTGCGATGGGCTTTAGTAGGAAAGTCCGTCAACTCCTTCGTGAGCCAACATATAAAACCGCTTTTCAGACGCGTCTGGACAAAGACTCCCAAAGTGCGGAGGCATGGCTTACTACTGGAGGCGGTGGCTACGTTGCTGCTGGTGTCGGTGGCGGTATCACTGGTAAGGGCGCACACGTCCTTGTCATCGACGATCCTGTAAAGAACCGTGAAGACGCTGAAAGTCAGAATAATCGCGACGCTAACTGGGACTGGTATACGTCGACTGCTTATACACGCCTCGCTCCTGGCGGTGGCGTACTGGTCATTCTCACTCGGTGGCACGATGACGATCTGGCTGGACGACTACTCAAAGCCGGGGCGGAAGGCGGAGACGAGTGGGCCGTCGTTAAATACCCAGCCATCGCAGAAGAAGACGAAGAGTTCAGGCAGTACGGAGAGGCCCTGCATCCCGAACGCTACGACGTGCCAGCTCTCGAACAGATACAGAGAGCCGTTGGACCGAGAGATTGGTCGGCCCTCTACCAGCAGAATCCGGTGGCCGATGACGGTGACTATTTCACACGTCAGATGATCCAGTACTACGACCCAGAGGATCTCGACTACAACCAGATGCGCTACTACGCAGCATGGGACTTGGCGATTGGTAAGCGCGATCGTAACGACTTCTCAGTCGGCATGGTTATCGGCGTAGACGAGCAGGATCGACTGTTTGTAATTGATGTAGTGCGCGGGAAGTTCGATGGCTTTGAATTGGTGGAGCAGATCCTAGACCTCTACGAGTCGTGGAAGCCCAGCATCGTAGGAATCGAAAAGGGCCATATCGAGATGGCACTGGGGCCGTTTCTAGAGAAACGTGTCCGAGAGCGTGGTTTGTACGAGGCGTACTTCAAGGACTTGAAGACCGGACGCCGCGATAAGGAAGCAAGAGCTAGAGCGATACAGGGACGTATGCAGCAGGGGATGGTGTTCTTTCCCAGGAATGAAGTTTTCACTGGACCACTGATAGCAGAGATGCTGCGTTTCCCCAATGGGGTCCACGATGACCAAGTCGATGCACTTGCATGGCTCGGTCTGATGATGTCCGAGTTTTCGACGTACCAAGCACCAGTCGTAAAGCCGCCCTCTTGGCGAGATCGACTGGAACACATGGTGGGGCCAGAGCGTGCCTCAAAATCAGCGATGAGTGCATAGCATGAGTTATAAAAAGAAACTGTCAAGGATGACGGCGGCTGAGCAACAGGAAGTAGCTTCTAAGCAGTGGGATCGTTATATCCGAGCGCGTGATAACGGCCACCTTGAATATATCGACATGGCGAAGAAGTGCGATGCCTTCTATCGCGGCGATCAGTGGGACTTGGATGATCTGCATGCCCTAGATAATGAAGGGCGACCAGCTCTTACTATTAATACAATTTTGCCAACTGTTAATACGGTACTAGGCGAGCAGTCCACACGCCGAGCAGACGTGCAGTTTAAGCCTCGCCGTGCAGGAGAAATGGACGTTGCCCAGACCCTGACCAAGCTGTACATGCAGATTGCTGACAACAACAAGTTAGATTGGGTCGAGCAGCAGGTATTTAGTGACGGTTTGATCCTCGATGGCCGTGGCTATTTTGATGTCCGCATGGACTTCAGCGATCACGTTGAAGGCGAGATTCGCATAACCGCCAAAGACCCACTCGATATTCTGATTGACCCAGACGCCAAGGACTCAGACCCCAAGAGCTGGAACGAAGTATTCGAGACTAAGTGGATGACTCTGGACGAGATCGAAGAGCTGTACGGCAAGAAGAAGGCCGAGGATTTGCGCTTCATTGCTGAGAACGGGTCTGGATTCGGCAGGGATTCCATTGAGTACGAGGAGAATCGTTTCGGTGATACAGACTCTGCAGACGACTATTTCGGCGCAGGTGTGCCCGGCGAAGACGAGTACCGCAACGTCAGATCCTTGCGAGTCATCGAGCGCCAGCACAAACGCATGCACCGTGTTGACTGCTACGTGGACCCTAATACAGGCGACACGAGAGATGTACCAGAGAACTGGTCTGACGCTAAGGCCAAGAAGTTCGCCAAGCAGTACGGTCTAGACATTATTAGTAAGGTGAAGCGGCGAGTCAGGTGGACTGTGACATGCGACCACATCGTGCTGCATGATGACTGGAGCCCGTATAACGATCTCACCATCGTGCCTTTCTTCGCGTATTTCCGCCGAGGGCGACCATTCGGCATGGTGCGAAACTTGCTCTCACCGCAGGAGCAGCTAAACAAGATCGCCAGCCAAGAGCTGCATATCGTTAATACCACAGCTAATAGTGGCTGGATGGTAGAGAGCGGGTCGCTGGTAGGTATGTCCGCTGACGACTTGGAAGAGCATGGCGCAGAGACGGGCCTGGTTGTCGAATACAACCGTGGCTCATCACCGCCGACAAAGATCCAACCCAACCAGATCCCGACCGGCTTAGACCGTATCAGCCAGAAGGCAGCGCTCAACATTAAGACGATTTCTGGCATCAACGACAGCATGTTGGGATCAGACAGCGCCGAAGTGTCGGGCGTAGCTATACAAGCCAAGCAGAATCGTGGCGTGGTAATGATTCAGGTGCCGCTAGATAACTTGCGTAAGTCCCGACAGTACCTAGCCGAAAAGGTGCTCGATCTGGTGCAAGCGTTCTATACCGAGCAGCGCATCATTATGGTCACAGACGACAGTGACCCGCTGAAACCTAGAGAGCCTATGGTAGTTAACGAGATGACCCCCGAAGGTCAGATTCTCAATGACTTGACCCTTGGTGAGTACGACGTAGTTATTGCTACTGCACCTGCGCGCGACTCGTTTGATGAGGTTCAGTTCGCTGAAGCCCTCAACCTTCGCCAAGTGGGCGTGGCTATTCCTGATGACGCGATTATTGAATATAGCCACCTCGCCAAGAAGGGTGAGCTCGCTAAGCGTATCCGTCAGATTACTGGTGCTGAGCCGCCTACACCGGAGCAGGCCGAGGTTATGGCGATGCAGCAACAGATGGCTATTCAGAAGTTGCAGCTTGAGATCGCGCAGCTCGACGCAGACGTTAAGAAGACGCAGACCGAAGCCGCACTCAACGCTGCCAAGGTTCAGGATATCGCCGAGGTTGATCCGCAGGTCAGAGTCGCTGAGCTGCAAGGCAAGATGAGTATGAAGGAACAGGAGCTGATGTTACGACGCGAGCTTGCTGACCTTACAAACGAGACACGTCGCAGTCAGTCGGAAACGAATGCTGCAACGCGTATGGCTGCTACGGCTATGCAGACATCAGCCAAGAAGCAAGCAGCCCGTCCGAAGCAAACAGATGTACCGAATTTTCGTAACCCCCAATAGGAGATTGCCTTATGGCGAAGAAAGATACCCCAACCGATCAGTTCGACACCGTTTTTGATGCTATGCCCGGTGCCGATAAAGCCACAGAGCAGAATGAAACACTTGATCTGAATTTCGGTTTGGGCGATGAGCCCACGGAAGAGCCGGTTGCCGAAGCCGAAGAGGTTGAGGAAGCGGTCGAGGAAGAGGTAGTCGCCGAAGCCGAAGAAGCCGAAGAAGCAGAGGAAACGGCAGCCGAAGAGGAGCCCGTAGCCGAGGAAACTGAAGAAGTTGTTGCTGAAGAAGCAGCGCCGGAGCCCGCCCAGGAGCCCGACGTTACTACTAGTAAGCCCATGGTGCCGAAATCGCGGCTAGATGAGGTGCTTGCGAAGCAAAAAGCGCTTCAGAAGCAGGTTGAGGACATGAAGAAAGCGCAAGAACCCGCTGCGGATGCGCCTGATTCCTATGACTTTGACGCGAAAGAGCGCGAGTACATGAACTTACTGCTCGACGGCAAGGAAGCAGAGGCTGTGCAGCTCCGACAGCAGATCCGTACCGCCGAAAAAACCCAGCTTGAGTTCGACATGGGCCAGAAGATGCAGCAAACAGTGTCGCAAAACGCACAGGCGACCGCGTTACAGGCTGCTGCGAACGAGCTAGAGGCTAATTTCCCGGTGTTTGATCAGAACGCCGCCGAATATAACGCCGATTTCACTCAAGAAGTCATCGATTTGCGCGACGCATTCATCGTTCAGGGCTTCGAGGCGGTAGACGCACTGTCAAAAGCTGCCAGTTTCGTCATTAAGGACCACGATTTGGTTACTGATGTCGCGCAGGAGTCCACTTTGACGCAAACAGCGGCTCCTATGCAGGACGAAGTTGCCAAAAAGCGGGCCGAGGTAAACAAAAAGCTCAAAGCAGCTAAGTCGCAACCGCCCGAGTTACCTGGGGAGAGCTCTGCTGCACGCGGGGAGAAGGCGTTGGACATTAGCAACATGACGGAAGACGAGTTTAACGCGCTTCCTGATGCAACCATCAAACGATTGCGAGGAGATCTCTTGTAATGCCTAGTGAAAAAGACTCTCGACTAAAGCGAGCGGGTGTATCTGGCTTCAACAAGCCGAAACGCACCCCGTCTCACCCGAAAAAGTCGCACATCGTGGTGGCGAAGGAAGGTGATCAGGTCAAAACCATTCGTTTTGGTCAACAGGGCGTCAAAACCAACCAAACGGCGGGGCAGAGGAAGGCATTTAAGTCACGTCACGGTAAAAACATCGCTAAAGGAAAGATGTCAGCCGCGTATTGGGCCGACAAGGTCAAATGGTCACCCAGCAAGACTAAATCACCCTCAAACAAGTGGAAAAAAGGGAGCTAGCTATGCCAAACGTAGGTGGAAAGAAGTATCCGTACACGAAAGCAGGACGCGCAGCGGCAGCTAAGGCCAAGGCAAAGGCAAAGGCTAAGCCCAAAGCCAAGGCCAAGCGCAGGAGCTACTGAACCAATGGCCCGAAAAGATGAGCCGAAATGGAAGCGCATCGTTGCATCAGTAAAAGCTGGTTCTAAAGGCGGGAAGCCGGGGCAGTGGAGCGCTAGGAAGGCGCAACTGGCTACGCAGCGGTATAAAAAATCCGGTGGGGGTTATACAGGCCCCAAGACAGAAGCTCAGAAGTCTCTTTCAAAGTGGACAAAAGAGAAGTGGGGCACTAAGAGCGGGAAGAACAGCACCCAGGGCAGCAAGGCTACCGGCGAGCGGTACTTACCGAAAAAAGCCCGTGAGTCTCTAAGTAAGAAAGAATACGCCGCTACGTCCCGTAAGAAGCGTGCTGACACCGCCAAAGGGAAGCAGTTTTCTTCTCAGCCGAAGAAGATTGCAAAGAAAACATCTCGACACAGGTGAGGTCATGGCTAACACGCGTAACTACAAAAAAGAGTATGAGTATCACAAGACAGACGCGGAGAAGAAGCGTCGTGCCGCCCGCAACAAAGCGCGCCGAGCTGCTTTAGCAAAAGGAAAGGTTAAAAAAGGTGACAAGAAAGACGTGCATCATAAAGATGGTAATCCACGAAACAACAAAAGCAGCAACACCACTGTTGTAAGCAGGAAGAAGAATCGTGGTAGTTACAGGGTATAAATGGCTTGCTTCATATTATTACCCACGCTAATATACATGATAGGTTCGTCCATCAGAACGATATCTGATCGTGTCGGTCACGCTAAAAACGTCTTCGCCTGCACAGGCGTAAAACAAGCCGAGGTCGCCCCTCGTTAATAAGCGCTAGTTCGTCGCTCCACGATACGGAGATACGGATTAGCCGCTCCTTTAAGTCGGCTAAAAACGGTGGCGCTGTGCCATCAACTTTTATCTATGCACTAAAGGAGCCAAAAAATGGCTAATACTAACTTTGGAACACTCTCGGGTGACCAGCTTCAGGCGTGGTCCCGTGATTTTTGGCGCGTTGCTCGTAACGCTTCTTTCATTAACCAGTTCGCTGGTACTGGTCAGAACGCTGCTGTTCAGCGGATTACTGAGCTTACCAAGTCGGAGAAAGGCACCAAGGCTAACTTGACGCTGCTCGCTGACATGACTGGAGACGGTATCACTGGTGACAATACTCTGGAAGGTAACGAAGAAGCCCTCCGCGCGTATGACATCACCATTGAGCTGGATCAGTTGCGCTTCGCGAACCGTATTGCTGGCCGAGTTGCCGATCAGAAGACGATCGTTAACTTCCGTGAGACTTCACGCGACATGTTGGCATATGCCATGGCTGACCGTATGGACCAGCTGGCGTTCTTGACGTTGTCAGGTGTTGCTTATACGTCGAAGACTAACGGCGGATTGCGAACTACTTCCGGTACTGCTGGACACGAGCTGGTAGACCTGGAGTTTGCTTCAGATGTCTCTGCTCCTACCACCAACCGGCACCGACGCATCAGCGGTTCAAACCTTCTAGCTGGTGACACGACTGCAATCACAGCTACGGACAAGCTTGCTTATAGCCACATTGTGAATCTGAAGGCTTACGCCAAGGATAACTTTATTCGTGGTATGCGAGCTGCGGGTAACCAAGAGGTGTTCCACCTGTTTGTTACTCCACAGCAGATGGCTAGTCTGAAGCTGGACTCAGACTTCCTAGCTAACGTCCGTAACGCAGGTGTTCGTGGACCCAACAACGAGTTGTTTGCTGGTTCCTCTAGCCTGATGGTTGATGGCGTCATGGTCCATGAGTTCCGACACGTCTTTTCAACCGAAGGCGCAACGTCCGGTGCTTCTAGCAACGCTGGTGCAGCTGGCTACAAGTGGGGCGCGGACGCAAACATCGACGGAGCACGAGCCCTGTTTGTCGGCGCTCAAGCACTGGCTATGGCTGACATTGGTCTGCCCGATATCGTAGAAGATACCTTTGACTACGGTAACCAGCTGGGTATTTCGGTAGGCAAGATCTTCGGTCTTCGCAAGCCTAAGTACAACAGCGACGTAAACGGCGGCGTAGAAGACTTTGGAGTCATCTGCCTCGATACCGCTCAGTAATAATGATCGCCCCCTTCGGGGGGCTTTTTTAAGGATAGCTATATGAATCCTGGTACTAGACGCAGACAAAGAAGAGCAGCTACTCGTTCTAAGGCGAGGGTTGAACCAAGATCACCCAAGAGGTACTCCAGCGGAATTGCAAAAGCTGCTGCTAGCTCTGGAAGTGCAAATACAAAGACTAATCGTAACTACGATGCATCACCGGCACCCGAAACAAAAGGGGGCAAGCGTAATCCTAGGGCTGTCGCGCAAAGCAAGTCACAAGATGTTACGGGCGGCGTGAAGACCAAGGCTGGCACTTATAAGACGTTTAGAAAAGATTCCACAGCGGCGAAGGACTTTAGATCTGCTTTCGCAGCCGCAAGAAAAAAGGGCTACAAGACTTTTACTTGGAACGGCAAAAAATACACCACTAAGACTAAATAGGATTTTTCATGAAGATTATTTGCAAGGAGCCTCTCAGAGTCGCCACTCTGTCTGGGGCCGTAGTGCTATTCGAAGCTGGCGTACCTCGTGAAGTAGGCGAGGAAATCGGGAAAGCAGCATTGGTTATGGGCGCGGACATCGTGTCGGACTCATTAAAAGAAACGCCGGTAGCTGCACCGGAAGAAGAGACCGGGGCCGAGAAGACGTTGGCTCAAGTTATGGAAGATATTATCGAGGCGGCGAACCCTGGTGATTTCAAAGCAGATGGAACGCCAAAAGCTACCGTCGTAAACAAGTATGCAGGGCGTTCTGTCACTACGACAGAACGTGAAGAGGCTTGGGAGCAAGCTCTTAACTCTTAAAGCGAAGGGTCTATATGAGTGTCACAGTAGCAAGCGTTATAGACAGAGTGCAATCGGTGATACAGGACGCCAGTGGCATTCGATGGCCCGAGGCTGAGTTAATACTGTGGGTTAATGACGCGCAGCGTGAAATTGCGCTGATTAAACCTGACTCTACTGCTACTAACACCACCGTCACACTTGCCACTGGTACTAAGCAGGACATTCCTAGCTCAGGCAATCGGTTGCTTCGGGTTGTTCGAAACATGTCCGCTGCGTCAAATGGAACGGGCGGCAGAACTATTAGACTAGTTTCCGAGGAGATTCTGGACGCGCAGACTCCTAGCTGGCATGACCCGGCTGTAACTGGGGATGCAAAACACGGGACTCAAGTGAAGCATTATGTTTATAACGATGAGAACCCCCGTAACTACTACGTCTATCCTGGGGTAAGTGGTAACGCTTACATCGAGATCGTTTACTCAGCAAACCCAGCGACTGTCGGCGCAAGTGACAACCTTGCAATACCTGACATCTTCGGCACAGCCGTAATGAATTACGTCTTATACATGGCTTTCATGAAAGATTCTGAGTACGCAGGTAACGCTCAGCGCGCAGGTGGTCACTACCAGTTGTTTACGACGGCTGTTGCGGGTAAGGGGCAGATCGATGTCGTGACGAGCCCTAACGCTGATAGCGCAAGGCCGGGAGTATAACTATGGCTACAACTTACGAGACGCTGCTCCCTGAAATAATGCCGATGGTGCCGGGCTGTCCTGACACCCTAATAGAAAACAACATCCGCGCAGCGGCAATCGAGCTGTGCGAGAAAGCGCCTGTGTATCAGCAGGAGCTAGACCCTGTCACAACGGTCGCTAACATTTACGAGTACGACTTGGAGCCACCAAGCGGGGCGGTCACGCATAAAATACTGTGGGTAACGCATCAAGGGCACGACTTAGAGCCTATCTCTACGGGGTTGCTAGAGCAGCGTTTACCGAAGTGGCGGGACGCGAGTAATGCGGGTACGCCAAAGTATTTTGTGAAGGTGACGCAGGCCGCGTTCTGGCTCGCTCCAGTCCCAAACGCCACAGAGTCACAGGCGGTCATCCTGCGAGCTCAACTGAAGCCAACATATACGTCTACCGCCTGTGATGACGGCGTTATGACTGATTACCGCGACGCAATTGTACAGGGGGCACTGTTCCGCCTGTTGCGGATGCCCAGTAAGGATTGGACTGATTTTGGTGGCGCACAGGTATACGGCACCCTTTTTCAGCAGAGTATTCAAGAAGCCGAGCGCAGATCGCGCCATGAAGATATGCCAATAGCCAGGAAGGTGAATTATGGAGGGTTGTACCGCTCCCCGAAGCACTCAAAAAACCGATACGGAAGAGAAAGCAAGTAGCGGGCTGCTTGTTAGGGAAGCGCAGCGCGAAGACTTCCCGACAATGTTGTTGATCGGGGAGGTTATGTGGCGTGAGTCAGTGTACTCACACATGGACTTAAATGAAGAGAAGCTTTGGGCTCGATTTGATGAGTATACGATTAGGCCAGACAAAAGAATATTTCTGCTTGAGCACCACGGCACCCCGGTCGGCGCGTTGTTTGCGTCGCTTGGCCCAACCTTTTTTGGCGAAGACTTGGTCGCGTATGAAGAAACTTGTTTTGTCCTGCCAGAGGCGCGTGAACATGGAGGTTTTTCTTTTTTGCTGGCTGCTTTTGAGTCTTGGGCCATTCACGAGTCTGCGAAAGCGCTGGTGTTTGATATAACGAGCCGCGTGAAGACACGGCGCACTGAAGAGAAGCTAGAAGCCTCGGGCTATGAATACGCAGGGGCAACAATGGTGAAGAGAGTTTAGATATGGGATGCGGACCGAAACAGCAAGACTACAAGCCCTCAGAAGCTGAAAAAGTTTCAGCGGGCGTGGCGAAAGCGGAGTACGACCGTTTTAAACAGTTGTACGACCCACTGCTAAAGCAGATGCGCGACAAGTCTATGACTGACGATTACAAGACTACCTTGCGAGGCAGGGCCAACGCCGACACGCAGCAAGCGCTGTCCGGTGGAGGCTTTCAAGAGACGCAGAGAGTCAATGCAGCGGGCGATCGTTCCGCTGCGATACAAGGTCAGTTAGGTCAAGCTACTGCCGCCGCCAAAGGCATCGAGAACCGCATGAAGACCGGCGTTCTTGCGACCGCTAGGGGGCAAGCAGGAGAGGCACAAGTTGGCCTAGCACAAGCTTCCCGACTTGGCAGATCTGAGGCATTAACAAAAGCGAGAGCCAACCAGGAGGTTTCCGCTGCTAAGTACAAAGCTGGCGGTCAGTTGCTAGGCGCGACGGTTAGGGGAGCCAATGAAGCAGGTTATTTTGGAGACGGCACTGCGAGCAAATTAATCACCAACACGCTTGATGTGTTGGAAACTCCAACGGCTCCAAGAGGGGTATAGTGATGTCAATCGGAAACATCCCAGATGTAGCGGCTATAAGGCGCGGCGGCAATCCCAACACTGGCGGAAACCCCTATACAAACGGGCAGATCCCAACAGTGAGCGATCCCGACAAGACCTACGCTGACATGACTCGCCAGCAGTATCTCGACTACGTCAATGAATACGGGCAGTTTGAAGAGGATCTGATCAATCAAGCGCAAAATGATACTGGCCTCATCGATCAGGCGCGCGAGGACGTGGCGGGTGCCCAGCAGATGGCAAGTGATGTTGCACAGCGCAATATCAGTCGCTACGGCGCAAGTCTTACACCAGCGCAGCAGCAAGAGATGCAGCGTAGTCTGGGGCGCAGTAACACGCTCGGTGGGATTCAATCTATCTCGGATGCCCGCTTAGCACAACGCGACGCGAACCAGAGAACATTATCGGACCTTATTAATATTGGGCAGGGCGTAAATCGCTCGTCTCTGCAGCAGATGGGATCTGCCGCTGCCGACGCAACTGCTCGGAACAACGCATATACGCAAGCTAAAGCCGCCTCAAAAGCTCAGACCTATGGGCTGATTGGTAGTTTAGGGTCGGCAGCAATTCTCGGCGCGTTTTTACTGTAAGGAAAAACTATGAGCGTTTTAGATGGGTTAGCAGGTTTTGGCATGGGCGCGGCTCAGGGCAGCGCGGCTTTTGCTAGGCGCGAAGCTAGCGAACGCGCGGAACGGCAGCTTGTCCTCAACGAACAACAGGGGGCGCGTCTAGCTACTGAAGAACGAGAGCGACTAGACGTAGACGCCGCGAATGGCACCATGACGTTAATTGATAACGCGGGGTTTTGGAACGACACTAAAACTCGCATCGACGGCAAAAGATTAGCTGCGGGGCTAGAAGCTGGCGATGCTCAGGCTAGAAGTGTGGCGCTTGGTATTGCCAGATCGAATGGCTTAATTGATCCCTCAGTAGTAGATGCTAGGTGGACCAAAGGACCAAACGACGAATGGGTTATTCAGACTTCCAATGAGGACGGCTCATTTGGCGTTATCACGTTGGACGGCAGTAACGACCCGAATGCTCCAGTTGCTTCATTTAAAACCCTTGAACAATTTGTCGACGTAACGAATGAAGCCTTAGCGGACACATTGAGGTATCAAACGAAATTTGATAATGCTACGGCACTTGCGGCTGAAGGCATCGTGACTGCTGACTACAGGGGGGTTGAAGAAGCGATAGCAGGCTTGCCCCCTGAGCAACAAATAGCAACAAGAAGAGGCGTAGTAGCAGGCGCTGCACAGATTAAGGACCCAGCTGAGAAGCAGAAGTTTATTGATTCCGTTGCATCCGGTGAGCCGCCCGCTGAATCCGAAACTCCAGCGCCAGAAAATACTATGACTCCTGATGAGGAGCCTACGCAAGCCCCGCGCCCAAGCCGAGGTCCGCTTGCAGTTATGGGCGAGCAAGAGCAACGGGGGCTCGACGCTCGCGAAAGACTAAACAACACACGCGCTGAGCGGCGAAGAAGTCAGCTACCTGACGAAATAGCAGCTGCGGAGGCCGACCTTGCCCAAGTTCAAGCAGACTTCGAGGAACGTGGTGTTAAGCCACGACGCCAGGGAGCGAACGGGGAGCTTGAGCATCCCGCTATTCAACAGCGCAAAGACAAGATTACCGGCTTGAAAGCAGAGATGGCCGAACTCGAACCCGCAACATTCACCATGGACACCCCTGAGCAGCAGGCGTCTGTCGATAAAGTGGTTGAACAAACCAAGGACATGCCGACTGATCAGGTAGTAGAGAAGGTTATGTCCGGCGAAATTACTGTCTCGCCAGAGGAGCAAGCGGCGATAGCAACACAGCTGCAGCAAGCAGGCGTGGAAACTGTCGCTGACTTGGCAAGCCTTAAAAACAGTAAAGACCGTGCCATGGCTCGGGTAGCCATGATCGCAGCCATGTCGGTGGCACAAGTAATGACAGGGCTCCAGACCGCGCTACTCAACGACAGATGCTGGCTGAAATTAACAATCTCTTTGAGACAGGCACAACATCAATGTCCGCGAAAGACGCAACTACGGCGGCTATACAACAGCAGAACGCAGACACTAGCTTCGCCCGTCTTATGCAAGCTATAAAAACCCAAGACTTTACCGATGCAGCTACCGCATCAAAGATCGGGGGCGATCTGGTAACAGCGTTTAATGATGAACGAGACGAAGATGGCGTGTTAGACCCACAGGCTGTTGAGAGGTTTATGCCTGCCCTTACTCAGTTCTTTGTAGAAGCAGAGCCATTTTTTGCAAAGAATCCAAGCGCAGCTAAGTACGCGCTGAATGCCCTCAAGCCTATAGCTAGTCAGATATTGGCTGTTTATGCAGCGGAAGAGGAGGGGGGTTTATCCGAGACGTGGGAATCGTTATTTCGGGGTGATGCTACGGGCGAGAACATAGACACCACCGACTTTGACCTCGCACGAGTCAATGGGAAGTTTAACAGCGAAGGATTAATAATCGGCTTTACATATACCGACGCCTATGGCGAGACACTTGACGAAATGGTCAGGCCACGCGTACTAAAAGATTTGAATGAGAACGTCTACAGGATACTTGAGCTCGCGGTCATAGCGAAAAACGCACCCGGTCAGGAATAAAGACGTTGGCCTCTAAACCCCCAAAAATTGAAAATGGCAGACTGGTGCGAGAAATGCCTCTTACGGAGGTTTTTTCTAGGTCTGTACAGGCGGGTGCCGAAGGTCTCGCTACCGACATCGACTACTTTCAAGCGCTCGCACAGACGCTTGTCGGGGCGGACGAAGCCGCTGCAGAAAATATCTTCCAAGCTCGTCAAAACGAGGAGTACACAGCCTCTCTGCTATGGAGGGCGTTGAGTCCTTTGAGGAGTTTCTCGATCAGCCGACTTTTGGCGGTTTAGTCACACAGGCATTCAAAGCGGGCGGGCAGGTTCTCCCTTCCGCAATCAGTTCGATTGCAGGCGCAGGGATAGGCGGCATCGCAGCAGTAGCGGGGCGAGGAGTCCTGTCAGCAACGGGCCGTAGCGCGGCCAAGCGCGTTGTTTCTGACTCATTAAAAAGAGTAGCAAAGGGCGTCGCTACTCCAGATGAGAGTCAGCTTGCAGACGAGATGTATAAGTACTTTCGGCGCGGAGCACTCGGGGGCGCGTTTGCGTCGGAGTATGCGCCACTGTCGGGCAGCAATTTGTCCGAAGCATTGGATTCCGGCAAGGAGCTAGATCCAATGCAGGCATTCAGAGCGGCAGTTATTGGTGCGCCGCAAGCCGCTGTAGGAGTTTTGGGTGAGGTAGGTTTGCTCAAGCTGGTGGGGAACGTAGCCAGTAAACGCGCTGCCAAGGAAGGCGGCATCTTCAATCGATTGGCTTCTGACATTGGTGGTGCTGTTGTAAAGGGTGGAGCAATCGAAGGTGCGACTGAGTTTGTGCAAGAAGGTATTAGCGTAGCTAATCGATTTGATTTAGATCCTGAGTTTACCGCCGAGGAAGCGAAGCTTCGTTTAGCTGAATCCGTGTTCGCTGGCATTATTGGTGGTGGTGCGGCAGGCGGAGCCGGTGGCACTTTGGGCGCAGCAGCCGGTGAGTCTAAGCGTATCTTTGCTAAGGCACAGGAAAAGCTTTATGAGTCACAAGAACAGCGCGTTAATGAAGATATTAACGCGGAGCAGTTTGGTGAAACCGATACGGGAGTAACCACCCCTGAGCCAAAGGTTGACCTTGATGCTCAGCTTGACGCTCTCCATGATAGTAACAGTACAAAAAACGCGGTTTGGATCGCGGGAGAGCAGGGCAGAGAGCGCTTCCCAGAAGACGGTCGGTATGAAGAAGACGGCAAAGTCTTCTACGCTCGATACATACCGGGCCGTGGGACTATCGTTACTAAAAACGAAGCCTTAGCAGACGAGGTTGTTAAGTCGGGTGCTGACGAACAGTCGCTAGCGGTAGCACTGGGGTATACGTCCGAGAAAGTAGATGGTGCTGATTTGGTGGTAGAGGCACTAGATTACAGAGGCAACGTAGTCTCTGCAGAGCTGACCACCGCAGCTAACCTCGAAGCAGCAAAAACTGCAGCAGAACAGCTTTCGCCCATCAACCAGTATCGCGTGGTATCAGCGGACCAAGCCCTTGAAGCGCGCAAGCAAAAGGTTGAGGATGAGGGTCTCCGCTCTATGGAGATTGATGACGAGGTTGACGCGGCGTCTCAGGTTGACGAAGGCGAAGAGACTATTGTCGCTAGCTATGCTCGCCGCAATCCTGGCGAGCTATTTCCTGGCGAGCAGGCTGCGAGAGAAGCCTTTGTTACCGAGTTTGGTAACGACGCTCGCGTAGAGCAGTTTTCTCAGAAGCTGCTTGAAACTGCAGTTGCTGAGCAAAAATCAAACCCAAGTTCGATCGTGTCCATTGTCGAGCGCGACGGCAAGTTCGAAGTTGTCCGACAGGATTTCGACAAGCTGTATCGTTTTGAGCGCGACGGAAAAATCGAGCGGCTTCCGTTACAGCAGTTTCTTGAGCGGCAGGTTGGCTACGCGCAGGGAGCACCGCAGAAGTTTCGAAACGCTGTACTTGTTAGGCCAGATGGTACTACTGCCGAGGTCAGCCTTGTTTCTTTGGTAAACGCTGGTCGCTTGCTTGTAGAGGGGCGAGAGGGCACTCAATTTACGGGCGCAGGCGGAAACCTTAACGCACAGCGCGCAGGCATGGCCGAGATGTTTGCGGACCTCGCGATTGAAGGCTATGACTTGCAAGACAAGAACGGCGTGAGCTTCCTTGACGCCGCTAATTACGAGTCAAACGGACAGTTCAAAGGGCTAGACGCGGTAGTGGCGCTTGGCCCAGGCGACAAGGGTCGTGAGGACGGGGGACGGCGAATTAGCTCCATGATGAATCGCACTCCGCGCGGCGCTGAGCTTGCTTCGGAAGTAGAGGAAACAGTTGAGCGAGATACAACGAACGATGACTCGCTGCCCACTGATTTTGAGCGGGGGCAAACTGAGACGATCCGCCGAGACTTCGATCCTGAGCTAGACGCTCGTAACACATCCGAAGAAAACCCCAACGACGTAGCACAGCGAGCCGCTAGTACGGAAATGGAAACCGAGGAGGTCTCCCTCCAAGAGCCTACTCGCGACGAGCGGTTTGGCGGTGGACCAGATCGCCGCACAGGTGCCGCCCCGTCAACTCAGACACCTGTCGATCCAACGCGAGCAAATCGTCCAACCGCGACATGGCAGAGTGACCCTTTGGTCAAGGCAATCCATGACCAGTTGCAGGAGCAGCTCAACCTAGAAGAGCGCCCCCTGATTGTTAGTTTTTCTATGCTGCAAAGTATGTCTGACGCTGACATACGAAATCAGTATCCACCGAGTGTTGCAGCCGCGATCATCAACATGCGTACAAAGCTTGCAGCGAGAGCCGCTGTGTACGGGTTTTACGACAGTCAGACCAACACAATTGTTATAAGAGAGACCGGCAATTCTATGCAAGACGCGCTGACTGTAGCGCACGAACTGGGCCACGCGCTGTTCCGCCAAGAGCAAAGCAAAGGCATGGCTAATCCTGCATTGCGAAAGAGGCTAGAAGAAGCCTACAAAAATAGTCCTAAATATAAGAGCTATGAAGCGTATCGAGCCGGTCAAAACGCGACAACAGCAAAACTTCTCGGTTTTGAAGAATGGTACGCGGACCAAGTGGCTCGCTGGGCCACGAAGCAGTATATAAATCGACAGGCTCGCAATTTAACAGAGCGCCACTTTAAGAAATTGGCGAGACGCCTAAAAGATCTGTTTAACAGCATCACCCGCGTTAATTTCAAACGCACGTTTGCTAATTACGACGTGGTCAACGAGACGTTTGAGCAGTACATCGACGGCGTACTGGATTCAGGAGTTGTGCATACCGAGACAGCGAACACCACAACCCTGCAACAGACACTGATTCCCGACATTGTGGAACAGACACAAGACATACCAGGGGCGCGATCTGTTGCACGAGCCTACAGCAAGGTTACAAAAAGCAATCTTGCAAGTGCGATCCGTACCTTACTACTCCCTGCAGATAACATTCTTCGGAAAATTGCTGGGGACGAGGTTGCTAATATGTTCTATGTTCGAGCACAGGATCTGGCGGCACGAGGCAAGCTGGGGTTTCTGCGAGCAACCAACGTCACTATTGGTCGTTGGAAAAACCGCTTCGAGCGTGAGATTGGTGACATGAGCTCGCCTGAAGTTAAGGCCGGTTTCGAGCGCGCTTTTAGCTCAAAATCCACCGCTGAATTGACAGGCGTGGCTCGCCAGATCCGCGATTACCTGGAGACTTTCTACGACGAATACGTTGAGCCTAGTAACACGGGCGTCGGCAAGCGGCCTGATTATTTCCCGGTTTCGCTAAATCTGTCTGAGCTTATAGAGCGGCGAGAGGTGTTCAAGCAGCTGCTGCTTGATAACGACCCCACGTTAGACACGCCAAAAAAGAGAGCGGAGGCCGCGAAGAAAATCGATAAAGCAATCGACCGCCTTGTGAAGCTCGGTCAGTCTGTTGAAGAAGAGCCCGCAATAGACCCGACGAACCCGGCAGCTGCGGTGGAGCAGGCAATTAAGCTGACCGCAAACATCGACCGCGAGCTTCTCGATTTTTACGGCTTCGTAAACTCTCCAGACGCTGCATTTATTGACTACATGCGCCATGTAATTAAGCGCGTTGAGTTTAACAAAGCGACTGGTGGACCGGAGGCGCTGCAAGCGAGACTAGCGGCGTTATCAGACGAAGATCGTAAGACCGCCGAGGACGTGATTAGTAGTTACCTGGGCTACCAAAAGCAGCCGATAGCCCCTTGGATGCGTAAGCTGAACAGTTGGGGCCAGTTCATACAGTTCATTACGATCCTGCCGTTCGCCACTATTGCGTCGCTGCCCGATCTTGCTGGCCCAATTATCAACCACAAGGAATTTAGCGGGCTGTGGGTTGGCTTCAAAGAAATTGTTGCGACCGTAAAAAATCGGCAAGAAGCACAGCAACTTGCCAGGGACATAGGGGTTGTTACTAGCGAGACGGTAGCAAACGCATGGGTAACGCAGGCAGAGCAAGACTATATGGACCCGTTTGTGCGTGAGCTGTCAGATGGTTTCTTTAAACTTATTGGCCTTGATTTTTTTACCAAGTTCAGCCGTGAGTTCGCTTCCAACATGGGCGTGCAATTTCTGACGAACCACGCGCGTAACGAGTTTAATAATCCGAACTCTGCTCGCTACCTAGAAGAGCTCGGCGTCACCGCTGAAGAGATTTTGGCGTGGAACGAAAACAAAAGTTTCGATACTCCCGAAGGCGCTAAGGTGCGCGACGCGCTGGCTCGTTTTGTAGAGTCATCAATCATGCGCCCCAACGCTGCAGAGCGCCCTGTGTGGGCTTCTGATCCCCGTTTCGCATTAGCGTGGCAGCTAAAGGCGTATTTCTATAGCTATTACAAAACTATTATGGCCGGTGTGCTGCGCGAGGCAAACGCTCGGACCAATGACACAACTGGAATGGCGCAGTTGACAGCAGTTTCAGCAATTCTGTTGCTCACCGCAGTGGCAACGATGCCGCTTGCCATGATGGGTATGGAGCTGCGTGAGCATGCTAAGAACGGGCTGGCGTGGTTGTTGCCGGGAAAAGAAGCTGACGACAAGTATTTCCGTTCCGACAAAATGGATTGGGATGATTACTGGTACGAGATCGTCGACAAGTCTGGCTTCTTGGGGCCTATGAGCATGGCTCGTATGGCGCATCAAAACGCAGAGTGGGGTAACTCAGCCATATTTAGTTTGCTTGGGCCTACCGCAGAAACCATTGAAGAGGCATTTCAGAACGGATGGCGCGTAGATAGGACTTTTAACAATCGCCTATTCCCAATATGGAGCCAGTTATAGGGGGCCTTATGCTTGAAACACTTATAGGACCAGTCAGCACGCTACTAGATAAGTTCATCCCTGACGCGGATGAGCGCAACAGGCTGGCGCATGAGATCGCCACCATGTCTGAGCGACATGCACATGAGCTGGCAAAAGGGCAGCTTGAGGTAAACAAGACTGAAGCAGCGCACAAGTCACTGTTCGTTGCTGGCTGGAGACCCTTTGTCGGCTGGACCTGCGCGCTAGCCCTGTTTTGGCACTTTCTGGGACTGCCCGTAACCCTGTTTTGGACTGCTTACACAGGTTCTGAAGTTCCGGCCTTACCGACTTTTGATATGCAGAGTCTGATGACCGTGTTGTTAGGGATGCTGGGGCTCGGCGGGCTTCGAACATATGAAAAGTTTAAAGGGGTGCATCGCGACAAATGAGCCCTGAGACGTTTGACAGGTGGAGAATCATCCCAAGATTATTAATTTTGACGATGATGGCTATGACATGGAACACGTTGGACTGGTTCATGTCGTTGCCTGACCCCGACACGCAGCAAGCATCATTAGTGAGTGTCATGACGGGAGCGCTCACGGGCGCTTTTGGATTATTTCTGGGGTCGGGACGAAAAGAGTGACTTATCGATACTTTGACATAGCTGAGTTTGATTGCTCAGAGACAGGTGAGAACGACATGAAACCTGAGTTTCTGTTTAGTTTGGATGAGCTGAGAGCGCGATGCGGCTTTTCATTCAAAGTAACGTCAGGATTTAGGTCGGCAAGACACAGTATCGAGGCTGCTAAGCAGACTCCCGGTACTCACGCTCAAGGAATTGCTGCAGATATTGCCATAAGTAACGGCGCGCAGCGTAGAGCGATTATTCAACACGCCCTTGACCTTGGTTTTGGGGGCATCGGAGTAGCTAAGACCTTTGTTCACGTCGATATTCGTAACGCAGAACCAGTGGTTTGGGCTTACTAAACTTTATTAGTAGTGGTAATATAATGTTGCAGAGGATTAACTATGGCGTACTCAGACACAATTAATCTAGTGGTGGGAGATACGCTTCCAGAGGTCACTGTGACTCTGCGCGACTCAAATAAAGCTGCGGCTGGGCAAGCCCTAGACCCCAACAATTCTGCCACCTGGGACCCGATTAACCTGACGGGCGCGACGGTTGTTATGCGTATCCGCAAGGTTGGCTCAACCACAGTTGCCAGCACACTAACGATGGTAGTTCCCAGTCCAGCAACAGACGGTAAAGCGTTCACTAACTTTCCTTCTGGAACCCTTAACGAGGCGGGTCTGTTTGAGGCAGAGGTTGAGATCAGTTATAGCGGTGGCGGCAAGCAGACCGTCAATGACCTACTGAAGTTGAAGATTAGAGAAGATTTTGACTGATGCTAAGAGCGTCCTACTCATTTTCTAGAGTACGCGCTTCCGCTTCTAAGGCGGCAATTTCTTTCGCCTCGGGTTCAGTAAACACAAGTCTCAGAGTTAGCTTTGCAGATATACAGGCTGGCCTCGAATATATCGGTTTGGCGGCGAGCTACCTTGTTGTCGCTGAGTCTCTCAACCGATACTTTGCGGACTCGCTATCTGTTGCGGAGCTAGCCAGCCTGACGGTTACAAAAACAGCTTCTGATTCCTTTGGTATAACGGAGCTACTGGCGCAGTCAGTGAGCAAGTCAGAGAGCGATATTTTTAACGTCACGGACGTTCTTAGTATAACGATAGATTATAGCCGCGCCTTTACCGATGCGGCATCGATTACTGAAATACACAGCGTCAGCTTTGGTTCATCCCAAGCGGACAGTCTGTCTGTTTCTGATGCGCCTTCTGTGACACCAGAGCTTAACAAAGACGATTCTCTCTCCATGTCCGAGTCGCTCACCAAGACCATGGCTTTTGTCAGATCCTTCTCAGACGCATTTACGATGGATGACTTGGCGAGCATTGGAGATCTGTTCAAAGAAACGAATCTCGACAAGGGCAACGTCTTTGGCGTCACGGAAAACCTGTCTTACTCCGCTCAAAAATCTGTAGCGGACACACTGCAAATGCAGGAGGCGCTGTCCAGACAGATGGCCTCTTCGTTAGCGGAGACACTTTCTGTAGGGGACAGCCTTGCTTTTGATTCTACTCTCGGCCCATCCGATAGTGTTTCACCAAGTGACTCTCCAGCAATTGATTTCGACACCAGTTTTTCTGACGTTTTTGGCGTTTCTGAGGTGATCACAGTAAGCCTAGTGGCGTTAGGTGATGGCTCAAGCAGTTTATTCAACAACGGCGCATTCAATGCGTTTGCATTCAACGAGTAGGAGAAACGAAATGTTTCAAGACGACATGAAGATGACCGGACGGCTCATCATTTCAATTAACGACAACGTAGTGCAGGAAGTTGACAACTTGGTTGTGACTGCTGGCAAGGAATTTGTTGCCGCTCGCATGATTGGTACGTCTGCTGATGTGATGGACAACATGGCAATCGGTAGCGGATCTACTGCGGCGGCGGCTGGAGACACCGCGCTGGGTAGTGAGCTTGACCGGCAGTCGGCTACGTCCAGCGCCTCTGGTGCGGTTGTTACTTATTCCGCCACCTTTGCCGCAGGAAACGGCACTGGTGCAGTCACTGAAGCAGGTTTGTTCAACGCTTCGTCAGGCGGCTCAATGCTCTGCCGAACAGTATTCAGTGTTGTAAACAAAGGCGCGTCTGATTCTATGACGATTAGCTGGGCAGTGACCGTTAGTTAAAAAGGAGTTATTAGATGGCGGTTAAGTTTAGCAATAACGCCAAGACTACACTCTCTTCAGGCATTACCTCATCCGCTACTAGCATTGCTGTAGTGGATGCTGCTGCGTGGCCGACATTGGGGTCTGGCGATCATACGCTATGCACCCTTATTACGGTTGCAGATCCTGATGTATTAGAGATCGTTAAGGTAACGGCCATTTCTGGGAACACGCTAACAGTTGTTAGGGCGCAGGAAGGGACAACGGCTAGAGCGTTTGCGTCGGCGGATAAGGCCGAACTGCGCGTTACTGCCGGACTTCTTGAGCAGGCGTTAACGGGAACAGATGTAGTCAAGCTGGATTCGCTTACCGCATCTGCCACGGCGAGTTATAGCATGGCGGTTGGCGGGGTTGCCTACTCTCCCTCTAACGTCAACGCGCTCGTCGTGTCGCTAAACGGTGTCACTCAAGAGCCTACTGACGCATTTACTATTAGCGGCAGTACGCTGACCTTCGCATCCGCTTTGACTAGCGCTGATAGTATCGACTACATCGTAGATCTAGCAAAGACACTTGATATTGGTGAGCCAAGCGACAATACAGTCTCACCTGCGAAGCTAACTTCTGCGGTAAACCTAGATGCGATAACTGATAACGGTGCTACGACTACTAATGCTGTGACTGTAGGTAGCCTAACCTCTACAGGCTCCGTAATTAGTGACGCAGTAAGAACAGACGGTACGAGCTTCTCATCTAACGTAGATTCTGCATACCTTATCGCTGGAACTTCTGGATGGACGGGGGCTACAACCAACTGGAACACCTACGGATTTCAACACAAGGTAAAAACGGATGGCTCTGGAGTAGTCAGATTAACCATTGACACTCACCTTGGAGAAAAGTTCTCCATAAAAAACAATGGCAGCGCTACGTTCTCTGGTAACAACGTGGGTATTAACACTGCGACGTTTTCATCTGCTCACGATAAATTAGTGGTAAAGGGATCGTCCGCCTACGGAAGAGGGATAGTTGTTGAGTCTGATAACTCAGCGGCTAATTGGGCGCGGATGGATTTAAGGAATGTTAATGCAGGTCACAACTTTATCCTGTATCAAGACCAAGCTGGCAATGCTTCTGTGAGGAACGATAGTAGCAATGGCAGTAAGATCATGAGCTTTCTTGCTGGAAACTCAGTCGCAGGTTCCTTTGTTTTTCAGAATACGACTTCACCCGCGAATCAGGTAATGAAGATAGACGAAACTGGCGGTCTGAGGGTCGGCCATAACACCAATATATTTAACGGGAGTGCCCAAGAAAGATTTACCGTTAAAAACACAGTTCGAGGGTGCGCCGCTACTTTTGAGGCTACCGATGTTTCGGGTGGATTCCCCATACTTTACATCAGATCGAGTGATACAACCGCGAACCAAAACTGCGTATTGTTTTATAGGGGTGGCACCAATATTGGAGGTATCACCACTTCTGCAAGCTCCACTAGCTACAACACCAGTTCTGACTACCGACTAAAAGAAAATATAGTCAACTTAGATAACGCGGTAGACCGACTAAAGCAGATTCCTGTGTATCAGTTCAATTTTACTGCTGACGCCAACGTAACAGTAGATGGCTTTATTGCCCACGAAGTTTCTGAGGTAGTACCGGAGGCGGTATCAGGCGAAAAAGACGGCATGAGAAATGAGGAGTATGAAATTACTCCGGCAGTTTTAGACGACATGGGAAATACCATTGAGGACGCTGTCATGGGAACGCGCGAGGTTCCCCAATACCAAGGCATAGACCAAAGCAAGCTAGTTCCTCTGTTGACCAAAGCCATCCAAGAACAGCAAGCAATCATCGAAGACTTACAGACCCGACTCTCTGCGTTGGAGGCTAATTAATGGCGCTCACAAAGCTCAACAATAACTCTGCATCGGATGGGATTCTTACTGATGTTGAGATTAACACTGGCACCCTCGCGGGAACTCATATCTTGGGGTACAGCAGTCTTGCGGGGGCGTGGGTAAATGCCGTCCCTTCAGTCTGGTCTATTCCTACTACCTCTCAAGCAATCAGCACGATAACTTGGCAGTCTTCGAGTAAATCTTTAAACATTACAAGAGCTGACGCTGTTTTCGGGCCACTAACCCTGACAGACGTAGCGATGGAAGACACTAATGTTACGTTTGATGATGTCACCTGCGAGGGTGTATTTCGGGTTCACAACTCAGTTTACACTCACATGACTGTGGGCACCGGCAAGACTCGAATTCATAACGACCTTCAGGTTGATGGCATTGTTACCGCAACAACATTTCGGCAAGTAGACACAGGCACTACCGCTTTCTCTTTAGACTCGAACGGAAGAATTACGACCGGCGAAGACTTGATTGTTACTGGTAGCCTAACCTCTACAGGCATCGAAGACCTCGCGACAAGCACTCAGATCAAGATCGACTCAAACAACAACATCACGTTTGGTTTTGGATCAGGCGGCATCAGTAGCGGGAAAGCAATCTGGAGTTTAAAAGATGCGAACGGCGGGAATACGCACGTCGGTTGGGTCTCTAGTGGAGCCGCAGACAACACCGCGAGCGCATATTACACCTATGGAAGCGCGGGGGCCGCATACTGGCGAAGCTTTGACGCAAGCACTGGTAACTACACAACGCGGTTTAGTATTAACAGCAGCGGCAACGCAACATTCGCGGGTAATTTAACCGCATCTCATCTTGAGCTAGAAGGCACAGATGACAGCATACTGACCTTACGCTCTACCGACGATGGCCCCCTTTATGTGGAGTTTGAGCGTGGCACTGACCGTCATGCTTACATGGGCATAGCCTCCAGTGGTGATGATTTCTACATCAAAAATGAAGAGACTACTGGGGGCATTAGACTTCTAACGTCTGATGGAAGCGAGCTAAGAATTAACGCAGGTGGCGACGTAAAGATTACTTCTGGCGATTTAGACGTTACAACTGCTGATGGAGGTGGCATAAGTGTTACTGGTGGCACAGGCAATTATGACAATAGCGCGTTCACTTTTTATCAAGGTGGTCGAGCAAGGTTTGGTTATGACGGCTCTGGCTCGGGTAAAGTTTCAATTAGCGACTATAACTCTAGCGGTACTACACTTAACAAACTAATCGCATTTGAGACTCACGGCGCAGAAGTCATGCGTATTGACGAAGGAGCCGTAGAATTTAGAAAGGGTATAGAAGAACAGCAATACAGTCTAACAGGAACCTTAATTGACCCTGCTAACGGCACTATGCAGTACAAGAGTATGCAGAGTAACGCCACGTTTACTGAGTCACTTTCCAATGGCGAGTTTGTAACGCTGAGAATTACTCCCGTTTTTAATTCCACTGCAACTTGGCCCACAATTTCATGGATTGGCGGGTCTGCGCCCGTACTTGTAAATAATGAACATAACTTCATTGAGCTATGGCATCTTGATGGGACGCTGTATGGCGCGTTTGTAGGCACTGCCTAATGCTAAGAAGTAGAATGCTCAGAGCGGCGGGTTCAGGTTTTGATTACGAGTCTCCTTACGGCTCTCCTACCGCAACGGTAACAAGTTTCCCTAGCCTACGCGCTGGATTATCTAGCAACAGCCAAGATTTTTGCATGGCCCTTGATACAGAGTTTACGACCCTAAGCGACCGTGGGCTTATTATGGAAGCTGGTGCGAGTAGGGGAATGTCTTGGGGTGTATACGGTGACGGAACAACAGTAAAGATGAGGGCTAGAGCTTACAGCGGGGCGGAAAGCTGGTCTACAAACCGCCCGTCAGCCGCAAAAGTAGAAGTAGTCATTACTCCGTATATAGGGCGTTTTAATACTTTTTATTTAACGGCCGATGTATCTGTTGGCAATATTAAATTATGGGTTCAAGCGGGGGGAAGAGGTAGTACCTCTAATTTAGTTCTACTAGGCACTGGCTCGAGCGATGCCTCCAGCACTAACGTATATGGTGGTGCAGGAGGCGGCTATGGAACATTTCAAGGCAATTTTCCTGATCTTTCTGATCTTGCGGGTACTTACAGAGCGACATACCCCACCCCTAGTACGGCAACTTGGTACAAGGAGCTTAGAGAGAGAACAAGGCAAGGGAACGGAATTGGTGGAACTTTTGGTAATACCTTTGACCGCGTTTAAGACAAGAGGCTACAAATGAGTTATGTAAAAATACAAGACGGTACTCCGGTTCGTTATAGTTTTGAGGAGTTACGTTCTGCTAATCCTAATGTTTCTTTTACGTTTCCACCTTCCGCAGAATCTCTTGTTGATTTTGGTGTTTATGTTTTAAATCAAGATGATTACCCAGAAGGTTTTGATGTTGTTCAGGCGGGTACTATTGAAAACCGTGACGGAGAGTGGTGGCAAACGTGGATAGGACGAGATGCTACACCAGAAGAGTATCGTCCAGAAATGGTTGTAACAATGCGGCAAGCTAGGCTGGCGTTACTACAGCAAGGGCTGTTGTCTAGCGTTGATGCGGCAATTGCAGGCTTACCAGAGGGTGAAAAAGAAGCCGCTGAAATACAGTGGGAATATGGCTCTGAAGTAGAGCGACTGTCTCCCCTCGTTGTAGGTCTTATGCCTGCACTAGGAATGTCAGAAGAAGAGATTGATGATTTGTTTGTGTTAGCTGGGACGTTGTAACTAAGAGTTTAAATCCAAGGAGAGGAAAAATGGCAGAAGAAACAATCACTATTGATGGTGTTGAACACGACCTCGATTCGTTGACTGATGAGCAAAAATACCTCCTCAGTCAGATCCAAGATCTTCAGAAGAAATCGTCATCATTGCGATTCTCCTTAGATCAGTTAGCTGTGGCGCAGGATGTGTTCACAAAAAATTTAGTTGGCTCTCTAGCAGGAGATGATCAGGAGGCGGCATGAACTGGGTAAAGGATTACCTGATAAATATTCTGGCGGCGATCAGCCAGCTACTGAATGCTGCTATTGGGGGGCACCCCAACATGACTCTGAGCGCTAGAGCCTACTGTAGCAGAGACGAGCCAGGCTGGTTTTTTACGCACAGAATAATAAATACCCTGTTTTTTTGGCAGCATGACCACTGCAGAAAATCCTGGGAGCAGGACGAGAAATTTTGCGAAGCGCTATGCTGCCACAAAGATACAGATCTATAGCTTTGTCTGGTAAAATTAGTTGCACTAATACACGGAACGTATTACAGAAAGGGCGAGTTGATAATGGAAGATCAAAAATACTGGGAGGCGATTAACCGAATCATGACTCATGAAGCAATGTGTGAAGAGCGATCTAAAACCATCTTCAATCGTCTAGACAACATAGACACTCAGCTAGCGGGCATGAACAAAAACATGTTTTTGCTGGGTATTACTTTAATCAGCGGTATGGCAGGCGTTATTTTCACTCTACTTACTCGGTAAATAATAAATGGCTTACTTTAAGAGAGACAGGTTCAGCGGCATAGCACCGGGAGTAGCGCCTAATCTGCTGGCCGAGCAGTTTGGGCAGATCGCAGAGAACATCGATTTTGAGTCAGGCTCTTTAGTGCCGATTAAAAAAGAAGGCTCGGTAGAGCACACGTTTACTTCTTCGGGGGCTTTAGTTCTCTCGTTCTATTACTACGAAAACAGCGTTACTAATCGATGGCTGCAGTTTAACTCAGCTAACGTCAATGTAATTGAAGGCCCAATACCCGGCGATACATATGAGCGTATCTATTGGACAGGAGAAGCCTTTCCAAAAATGAGCGTGCAGACAGTCATTGAGGGTGATGGCTCGGCACCTTTCCCCGAGTCGTCATGGCGGCTAGGGGTTCCGGCTGCAGAAGATATGGGTTCCGTGGCGCTAACCGGCACTCTCGATGATACCGTTACTGCTGAGGACGTGTCATATGTCTACACGTTTGTGACTGCTTATGGCGAAGAAGGACCGCCTAGCTCTCCGACTACTGCGGTTGAGGCTACCATTGGCCCAAGCAAGCAGTCCGCATCTTTTAGCATCCCTAACTATGGCGGCGCGTCTGGATCTATAAATTTTTCGCGGAAGCGGATATATCGATCAAATACGGGCTCTACTGCCACGACGTTTCAGTTTGTCGACGACGTGCCTTATTCTCAGACTGCTTACTCAGATTCGAAAGACGCGGCGACCTTACAAGAAGTTTTACCATCTGCTACCTGGATAGGTCCGCCAGATGATAATACTTCGTTATATCCCGAGGGGCCGCTGAAAGGGCTGACGGCGGTAGCCAATGGCGTTTTTGCTGGCTTCACTGGCAAGCGTCTTTGTCTAAGTGAGCCATATTTGCCGCACGCTTGGCCTATCTCTTACCGGATTACTTTAGAGGAAGACATTGTAGCTATAGGTGCTACCGCTAATGGAGTGGTTTGTTTAACAAAGGGCAAGCCTTATTTTGTGACCGGCGTAGACCCTAGCGCAATGAGCGCGCTGCAAATAGATCTAGCGCAAGCATGTGTTAATCGGGACTCAGTCGTGGATATGGGCGAGTACATTTTGTACGCGAGCCCAGACGGCTTATGCGCTATTTATAGTACGGAGGGGCGCGTTGTAACCAAGGGGTTAATTTCTCCCGCTCAGTGGCGCGATGACTTTGCACCTACTGCTATAAAAGCTTTTAAGCACGAAGGCACATACGTTGCATTTTATGACGATGGCTCCGATCACAAAGGCTGGGTTTATGATCCTCGTGCAGACGAGGCCGCTATTTCTACAATTAGCACTGAAAATACTGTCTATGCTGCTTGGCCGGATAGTGAAAGTGGAGAGTTATATATACTTGACGCGCAGAGCTCGACGGCGAGCAGACGCGTGCGAAAGTATCGAGGGGCTGCTTCGACAAACAAGCTGCGCTGGAAATCAAAAAAGCTAGTTATGCCACAGCCCACAAGTATGGCTTGGGTCGGAGTGTATGCGGACAGTTACCCTGCACCTGCTGGAGTAAATTATACCGATGTGTTGCGCCTTAAAGTTTGGGCCGACGACACTCTCATAGCCGACTACTACTTACAGAGCAGCGGCAGCGCGTATATTTTGTCCCCTACTACGCCCAGCACAGCGTCCAGTGCTAGCTTGCACGAGCCAATTATGAGATTACCGGCTGTTACTGCACGTCAGTGGGAGGCGCAGGTTGAGTCGCAGCATCCCGTTCGAGAGCTCTGTCTTGCTCAAACAATGGATGAGATTAAACAAGCATGACAGACGGTCGTCGTAAGCAGCGGACTAATTATCCCACAAAAGTACCTGGTATCCCCAAGCCGCCAGCAGACGCGTCGCCGTCCCTGCAAAAGTATCTTACTAGCCTGTCTGAGGCGCTTGAAATTAGACTCGGTCGAAAAGGCGACGCTCGTGACCGAGCTATTACGCTGCGCGAGTTAATAGACAGCGGCTTAGCAGTTGATTTGCTAAATCGCCCTTACGACCCAAATAATCCGGGCTCTGATTTTGACCCGCCGCCGACTACGGGCGGGACTGATCAGACGCCCCCCGCCCCGACTAATTTTTCTGTTATCGCTGGCCTATCGAATGCTGGTTTATTTTGGAATTATCCTGGCGATGACTATCGCGGACATAGTTTTACTGAGTTATATAGAAACTCAGCTAATAATATTACCACGGCTGTTCTAATAGGCTCTTCGTCTGGAAGTGCTTACACCGATTATGTCGGTACGGTGACAAATAATATAACTTATTATTACTGGGCGAGACACGTTAATACAGACGGTGTAAGAGGCCCGTTTCACGCAAACTCTGGCTTATCAGTGACCTTTACGCCAAACGTAAATTTTTTGCTCAACGTACTGGATAACTCTATAACAAGCTCTCAGTTGGTGCAAAGTTTACGGACGCCAATTTCGAACTTGCCTACTAATACAAATCAGTCGCTTGTTGACGTAGGGGAGGACATAACTGGCCTTGAGGCGCAGTACTCCGTAAAGATTCAAACTAACTTTAACGGCGGAACTTGGGTATCTGGGTATGGCTTGTCAAGTGAGCTTGTAAACGGTACGCCCACCTCGTCTTTTGTAGTTGCTGCAGATCGCTTTGCTGTTATAAATCCTGCTACATATAACGTCGGCCAAACGAACAGTAACCCATCAAATAGTTACACACCATTTCAGATAGAAACTAACTCTCGGAATATAACGCTAGACAGTGGCGAAGTCGTAAACATTCCTGCGGGGGTGTACATACGCGACTTGTTCGTTAGTAGAGCGAAAATACTTGATTTGATTGCGGGCAGCGTTACTGCAGATTACGTTTTGTCGAGTACCTTGATACGAGCGCCTGCAATACATGGCGGTACGTTTAACATTGGAACCTTTAATCAATTTGGGAATGATCCGTCGAACTGGTCTGTCAGTGGCACTGCTCGCGTCAGTAATTTTTCTGTTAATGCTAACGGCATCATGCACTGTGAAGCGGCTGAGCTGAAAGGCATCACAGTTAAGGCGAGTGACAACACGGTTCTTTTAGATGCTGGCGGTCTTCGCACTGGCTCCGGCGGAGAGCTTGTTTACAACGGTAAATTCAATGAAAACGGAGATGGATGGACTGCCTATGTAGGCTCTCCGTTTATATCTAGCGGAATCGCTTATTGTTCTTCAGGCCAGTATTTTCGGCAGACCACGCAAAGATTTCCTGTTGTAAAGGGAGAGAAGCTTTACGTTTACGCGGTAGGCAATCCAGGCGGAACCGCAAATGCAGGTATGCGGCTGGGCGCTAGGTTTTTTTCGTCCTCAGACCCAACGTCAACTAGCGGCTCTGTCACGCCTGTTTATGCTGGCGGTAACGGCACTGGTCCAACACAATTAAATGTGCAGTTAGACTCAAGCACACAGCAGTATTTTGCAGTTGGTCAAATTACTGTGCCCAACAGCTTTAACGCTAAATTTGCGGAAATGGTATTTGGAAACCTTAACACTAGTGGGAATATTTCATATTTATCAGTGGGCATTTCAAGAACGCCCCCGCAGCTTGCCCCTAACTACGCGAGCACATACATAAGAAATGCTTCTATAGAATCTGCTCAAATCGGGACGCTGTACGTCACAGATTTGACGGGTGATGTAAACACGATTAACTCTTTTAATAGCTTTGCAAACATTACAACAGGGCCATCTTTTAATTATCCGCCAGCAGCGTCTGACTTTAGAACCATGTTTACAGTTATCTGCGAGCAAAACTCTGAAGCCGCGATATATCATGAGGCCACTATTAGCGGGTGCTTTTCTGCTAAATACAGAACAGACACGGCACACGTCAAGCTAGAGTGGAGAGCAAGAACCACTAGAACCCAAGCTTCTAATAGCTGGACAGGCTACACAACAGTAAACACTTTGAGAGCAAGGTCAGCAGGCGGCGGTAGCTCGTGGATGGATTTGCCATTTGCAGGCGGCACAGGTACTACTCACAACGTAGATGTGCAATTTAGGGTGTCTGTAGCGATGGCAAATGACAACGACAACGGCACTACTAACTTGAGTAGATCTTCAACGATGAGATATAGCGGTCACACTATAGGCGTGGTGTAAAGTGAAAACAAAGTATGTTTGGATAAACGAAGAGGGCGTTCCCGAGGGTAGTCCACAAACAAGAATGGTGGAACCGCCCCCAGATGGCTGGGTGGAATGGCAAGAAGTAGAGCTGGATGACAATCCCTTATTGAAGTACGAGCCGCAATACTTTGAAGATGAAAATGTTGCGCGGCTTGTGGCTGTTTTTGATCTAGAAGCGGCTAAGGAAGAGAAATGGTGGTTAGTTAAGGCAGAGCGAGACTCTAAAGAGTTTGGTTTATTTGAATGGGATGGCTTTACGTTTGACTGCAATGAAGTATCCCAAAGGCGTATCCAGGGCGCAGTTCAACTTGCTGCTTTAGATAATACGACAGAGATGGACTGGACTCTGGCAGATAACTCTAGTCAGACGTTCAACGCTACAGAGTTACAGCAGATTGGGCAGGCATTAGGGGCGCATGTAAACGCCTGTCATGTCAAAGCGCGCGGTTTACGCGCAGAGATAGACGCTGCTACAACTGAAACAGAACTTGACGCAATCTCTTGGTAATGACGCAATTTTTGACGCAGTTTATGCAGTAGCATGCAGTAGCATGCAGTAATCCAATATGTACTATGCAGTACTAAGTAACAGTAAGTAGTTGTAAAACAACAACTTACGGCAAGATTCCGACCCGAGCCTCCATTCAAATTGGTGTTTGTAAGTCACTGTTTTACAGACATAAAAAATCTTGCTATCGTTTTCCTCGTGCAATGACGCACTTTTGACGCACTTCATGAGGAAGACATGGCATCAATCCGCAATCGGAACGGACGGTTTTACGCCGAAATTCGCAAAGCTGGGTATCCAGCGGTCAGCAGAACTTTTGACACAAAAACCGAAGCTCGTCAGTGGGCGAAGCGGACAGAAGCGGACATTGAGTCCGGCGCTTTGCTGGCACGCAAACAGAGATCTGAAAAGAAGACGACGTTCGGCCAGCTGATCGATCGCTACATCGAAGAAGTCCACCCCCTTAACAATTTCTGCGAGTCCAAAATTTCTACTTATCGGTTGACGCAACGCGAAATCGGTCACTACAAGCTGCATGAAATTACAGTAGAGAAAGTGTTGGAGTATGGTCGTCAACGTAGGTTGGGAACAGACGACAAGAAGGGTGTTGCACGAAGCACGCTTAATACTCAGCTTCAATATATGGCGGAGCTCGTCGAGTTTGCTCGCATCTCATGGGGCATGCCTTTTGAAACAAACCCCGTGAGAGACGCGCGCTACGCGCTTGCAAAGATGAAGTTGGTAGGCCCTAGTCGCAAGCGTTCACGTAGGCTCGCCTCTGGTGAGTACGAAAAGCTAATGGAAGCAGCCAAAGGTCACTGGATCTCGCACTTCATTGTTATTGCCGTTCACAATGCTATGCGACTTGCTGAGATTCATCGGCAGACATGGGAAGACGTAGACTTCGAGAACCGCACGCTTACCATTCGTGATCGCAAAGATCCGCAAGAGAAAGAAGGCAACGATGAAACAATCCCCATGCTCCATGAGACATGGACCCTGCTTCATGGTCTATGGCTATGCAGCAAGCAGCGCGGAAGAGTCTTCTGCCAGGTTGCTACTGCTGGTGCTGTGTCAGACAAGTTTGCAGATGTAGCGCAAATAGCAGGATGTCCAGACCTGCACTTTCACGATCTTCGGCACGAAGCGTGTAGTCGTTTGTTTGAGCAAAAGTTAACGATAGAACAAGTAGCGCTGGTGTCCGGCCATAAATCTTGGGACACACTTAAACGCTACACTCAACTGAAGCCGGGGCAGGTGCTTGCTGCTATAGAGGGTAATTAGTTATTTTGGACTCTAAAAAGGCTGCGACTTCTGGGGTGGGAAACAGGTATTTTTTGCCGTGTTTGATATGTGGCAAATCGAGTTTTCCTCGATTTATTTGGCTATAGATAGATCTAGCTTCTACTTTTAACAAGCTAGCTATCTCCGGTAGGTCCATAAAAGGACCATACTTTTCAATCAACAAAGCTTCCATTTCTCCGCCTCCTCAATTGCTCTTGCTTCGCAAGTCCAAGTTGATCTGTCGCCACGAGAAATTACGCCTTTAACAAATATACAGGGGAGAACGATTTTGCTGGTCCAAAATGTGTCTTGTGCTTCGAAATTAGATCTGCTCCAAATTCGTAGTACGGTTTCTCTAAAATGCTCCCAAGAAGCACCCCACCTAAGTCTATGTAAATGTTTCATTTTTGTTGCTCCGTCGTAGAGGTTATGAGTTTATTTAAATACCAGTTTGCTTTGTTTAAGTCTTCAAGGGGCTTGCTTTTATATTGGTAGCGCCAAAGATATTTTAGGCAGTTGCCTTTGCAATAGCCTTGGAATTCAATAGGGGACATAGAAGCTTCGATTGCTTTAATGCATTCGATGCTTCCAGTATTGTAGTGGGGAGGGTTTTCTACTGCGTCTGACATTGCTACCTCATGTAGTCATTAGACCCGCTAATAATGATACATGGTATCTGCTAATGCAACATATTAGCGGTCGTAATTTAAAATTAATTAATGACGTAAGTAAGCAGTGGCAGCAGCTTTGCTTCTAGCTCTTTGTCAGGTGGGCATTCACTGATTTTTACTACTTCAAGCGGGTCGCTATTTTTACGTTTGATGATATAAAATTCTGGTACGCGACCGGGCGTTAGCCTGGGAGTTTTTAGTTTGAACATATTTGAGCACAGCGTCATTTGGCCTTTGAAGCCTATGGGGCGCAGGTCTTTTTCTAATCTAATAGCGCAGATTGCCTTGTAGTTTTCTTCAGCTACGGTTGCGACTATTCGTCTTCTATACGTAACTTCTGAGTAGTTGGCTGGTGTTTTTGGATGGATGTAGAGGATGGGGACTTTAAAGCGAGTAGCTTCTATTGGGTTAAACGCGGGGTCGATTTCGTGTGGGTCAACCTCAAGGAAATTAGCTAGCTTTGCTACGGCGTCAGGATGTAGATCAGTTATGTTATTAAGGTATTGGCTAAATGCGCCTTGCGTCCATCCTAGCTTTTGAGCAGCTTGGGCTTGCGTTACTTCTAAGTGATCTTTTTTAGCCTCCCAAATTCTACGGAGATTGATCACGGCTTTAGGTAGTGTTCCCATGTATATATCCTCCTGACATACATGTTGTTTCTATTTGCTGGGCGATTTCCTTAAAAGTAATACCTCGTCTTTGTAGTTCGCCACTATTGAGAGGACTATTAATTAGCTGGGGATCAATAAGAGTCGCGTGTTTATCCCAACCAATTATTAGCGTGGTTAATTGTCCGTACTTCTGCATCTTTGTCAACCACACACGTTGCTGTTCTGTCGTGCAATAAGTGACAATCGTACTTTCTCGCTTTGGAAGCTTGATGTATTTGTACTCAACCCATAGGGAACCGGCGGGTCCACAATAGTAAGCGTCGGGAACGCCGCCGGTATATGTATCATGGATTTTCCATCGATACAGTTCAGCTGGAAGGTGCCGATGCACGGCTTTTATGAAGCCGTGCTCGTTCACACAAGCTTATTTATCAAACGGTGTATTTGCATACTGCTCGTAAATAGCTATTGCGCTTTCGTAGTCCTCTTTTGTAGCCCAGCCTGCTTTGTCGATCTGGATGTTTTGGTATCCAGAGCCGCCTGTTGCTTTAGAGGCTACAACCACCGACTTTACGTCCCACACAGTGGCAAAACGGTCGCCGCCGATGTTACGAAGGTTGGTGTTCCAGAGCTTAGAGATCTTAGCTTTGCTCTTGTTTAGATGGAACATGACAGGCTGCTCAGCTAGTTTGCCTGTCTTGGCATCCTTCATAAGCACCATATGCGCGTGATTCTCAAAGATCTCATAGTTATCTTTGTTAGCATCTTCGTTGCTAGCTAGGTGCTCGTGAGCTTGCGCTTCCGTCTCGAAATGGTACGCACGATAGTCAGAGACTTGCGCGCCGAAGGAGGGCTTTACTGTCCAGTAACACAAGACAGTAATGTTGAGACAGGTGAACCCTTTCTCAAATCGCTCTCCAGTGACGATGTTGCGGAAGTCACCTGGTCGCCAGTCACCGTCACCTTCTGCCACTACTTTTGACATGGGATGGATCTGTACGACTTGTGGGATAATGATGTTGTTGCCAACATTCTCGTTACCACGGCCAATACCTTCAAAGGTATCTTTGAGGTGAGCTGGGATTTTGTCTGAAATAATTGCCATATCGTTCATGTTTAAGTTTCCTGTTTTCTATTAAGTAATTCGCATTAATATTTTGCGAAGATCGCGTTGCTCCACACCAGGTATATCAACGCCTAAAGCCCACAGTTCTCTGCATGCGATACTCGATAAACGGCGTTGCATAATTTCGAAGTTCTTAGTTTCACTAAGCCAATCGAAAAACTTGTCCCAATCGACGACAGTCGGCACGGTCTCTTCTTTGATGGAGACGGATGCGGCGTCGTTGGCTGCTTTGATTTGACCTGTATCGTCTAGCGTTGAGACGAGCTTGTAGTCCAAATCACTTTTTTCTTGATTGAGTTCTTTTAGGCGCGTGTTGATTTCGTCTATGGCTTTTTTATTAGCGACGCGCTCTTCAATGAGTTCACCTAAATTCATGCTGTTTTCCTTAGTTCGTTTAGTCTGTTTAGTACGTTTAGCAAGTCTTCCATTCGCCCAAGCTTTGTCTGCAGTTTTTCGTAAACGTCAGGCTCCCAGGTATCGCGGGCTGCAATTTGGATAACCTCGGTCTTGTTGGTTTGACCGGCACGGTAAATCCGTCGATTAAATTGCTGGTAGTGCTCAGCGTTGTAAGTGGGGGACGCCCAGATAACCGATGTGGCTCGGGTTAGAGTGAGGCCGTGTCCGGCGGATTGTGGGTGCGCGAACACAACTTGCAGTTGACCAGATTGCATATGGTCAACAATGTCTTTGCGTTTGTTGGCTGGGGTGCTGCCATCGATGAATGCGTACTTGATGCCAGCTTTGTCAACGAGCTCTGTTAGCTTCTCGCGCTCATGCCGCCAGTTGAAGGCAACTAGCGAGTGGTCGCGTGCTTGTATTAGGTCAAGCACTAGCTGGTATCGTGCATCATGCACCACGAGAGCTGCACCATTGTCATCGTAAACAGCGCCAGAACAGAGCTGTAGGAGCTTTTTAACCTTGGCACCAGCATGGATAGCGTTAACTGTGCCTTTGCCGGTATACAGCACTGAGTCCTCTGCTAGCGTGTTGTATTGCTCTAGTATCTTTGGTGGCAGATCGACGAGCATGGTGTGGACTGACTGTTCTGGCATGTCCAAACACTTCTCAAGCTGATACCGCACGTTGATATCTTTAATAGCTGCAGCAACCATCTCCTGGGCTTCAGGTTTGTCTTGCCAGATGTTGGCGAAACCATTGAATACCGGGCTGCATACTTCGTTACGGAACGCAAAGAAGCGATGTCCTAAGCGCTCGCCACCATCTACAAGGAAAGTGGGGTGCCATATGTCTAGTATGGTGTTGCTATTTGGTGTGCCAGACATTGCAATGCGGTATTCGAACTTATTAGCAAGCTTAGCCATAGCTTTGCTGCGCTGGCTGTCTTTGTTTTTGAACGCAGTAAACTCGTCAATACATAGAGTGTCGAAACCATCGAGTAGATGGTCGTTTTTAACTAGCCACTTAACGGCGTCATGATTTGTAATGACAATGTCTACGTCTTCTTTGAACGCTTGAGCACGATTACGAGCATATGCCAGCGTGTACTTTAGCTTTGGCTGAAACTTTGTGCAGTCGTCTCCCCAGCTGGCTCCGAGGATACTGAGGGGTGCGATGACGAGAAGCTTACCTTCACGCCGTTTAGCGTAAGCGTCGAGTACAGAGCGTGTTTTGCCTGTGCCTGGATCACTTGTGACGAGAACTCTGGGATTATTGAGGATGAACTGTGTGGTTGCGTCTTGATGCTCAAATGGCTTTTGCATGTTTTATGTCTCATGTTTATTTTCCAATTACTTTCAATGTTTTTTCAGGCACTTCGACAATGACTTCTTCGGGGTCAGGGTCTTCGCCATCGATGTATTCGTCAGCAGGAGTTAGTTTTAAAAGGAGAGTGCGGCCATCCCATTCGTAGTCATCGAGGTGAAGCTCGACTTTGATCCGCATGTGTCCTCCTGACGGTTATGTATTAGCCAGACTAATACTAGTGCTCGAAAAATACAACCCTTTGGTCGCGAGATTCCCAACAAATAGTGCATTCAGCGCAGCTATTTAAGCGTTTTGCTTGCTCAGGGCAGGGTGTATCTGTTCTGCCAAAGGTGTAGTCATCAGGTCTTCCTTTGACGACTCGCGTGCTAAAAAAAGTAGAAGTATCATCTGAAAAGCGAACACGGCATTTCTCCTCGTATTTACGGTTCATTTTTACTATGGCGTAACCAGTCTCAGAAAAAGATCTCTGATGTGTGTAGCCGTAGATGTGTAATGGTTTGTATTTTTTAAGCATGCTGCGCCACCAGCCAACGTACTCCGTGCTGTGAAAGTCACCTAGTACATGCAGCCGAATCACGAAACCTGCTTCATGCTTCATGGCAAGAGACGCTATCTGCTGCTCCAGCATTAGATAGAAGTCTGGATGAGCATGGTCATAGCGCAGCGCGAACGGCATGTTGTTGCCGTAGCAGTTATCCCATTGCTCGCAATGAGCCGGACAAGAGTTGCGTTCTTCTAAGGTCAGTGAGTACATAGGGTGACCTTTCCATTTCCCTTTGGTTATCTTGTTACCGAGCTTCTTGTTGTTTTTTCCCGGCTTTAGCATGTTTAGCGCGGGCGGCTTGACGCTTTTTAAGTATCTTGTTCTCGATCGGCTGCTTGGTGACTTTAGCTTCACGGCGATTGATGTCATTACATATTTCCTTTGCTAGTTCGCTTTTAATTTTTCGATCGTATTTACCAACAACTTTTATATGTCCTGGCTTGAGCTTGTAGGTTGACCAGAAGGCTGCTTCTGGTGGGTCTGTTGCGAGCTCGTACTGGATGTGTGTTCCGTCTTCTCTGATGAAGAAGCATTCGGTGACTCGTCCTTTGCTGTTGAGCATTGCGCCTCTCTCTTTTTTTGCATGGCTTTGATAAAAAGAAATACTTCTATTGCTGTAATTAACCGAGATAGCCAAATCATTCTTCTTTCTCTAGTTGAAGACCGACAACGACGACTAACGCTATTAGAAAAAAGATTGGTAATACAAAAGTGGTAACGCTTATAAACATGAGATAGATACTGTAAAAAAGCACAAAGGAGAGACCAGTTATGCCGATGTATTGCAGTGCTTTGACTAGTTTTTTCATAAATACCTCAGATAAAAAAAGACCCCGCATAAGCGAGGTCAATAGGAGTGACCCAGGGGGTCTGCAGTTTGTTTAGGAATATGTAATTGCTAAGGGCAGGTCACTACTATTTGACCTTCAGCATTTGCTGTAACAACGCATCCGCTCTGTTCAGTAGCCATCATCCCCGCAAAGGTCGTATCCCTTGTTGCGGAGTAGTTAAGCCACGCGGCAGTGGAGGCATTTAGTGCGTCAAACCCCTCTGTTCCCACGGTTTGTATAGCCGTCATCCCAGCGGCACCTAAGTTGGTTAGGTTGTTCATGCCGGTAACACCAAGCTCGCCAGCCGTGTTTAAACCGACCGTGGCGATGGAGACGTTGGAATTAAGCCCAGCCTCACCCAGCGAGACCATGCCATTAACGAAGGGGGTGTAGTCCACGTTGCCCATCGCAGTCATACCAGCCGTGGCAACGTCACCAGTGATCTGGTTGGACGAAACAAAGGAGCCGTATAGCGCTTGTTGATTGACTGAGTCTGCAGAGATGCGTGCTAAGTCAACTTCTGCGTTGTATTCGGCCATCGTGTTAGCAGAATCAGTTTGTAACCACATCATACCAAGCGAGCTTATGGGAGTTGCGAGCACCGAAGCCCACTTCAAAGCTTCTGATTGTTGTGGTTGGGGAGTTACAACAGGCGTTTGCGTCAGTGCAAGAGCCATTACTGCAGCAGATGCTGCTTGTCCGTCTCCAGCGCTTGCTATTTGTGCTAAGGCATCAAATTTTGCTTGTGAAGCAGCAGCGTTTGCCTGTGCAGCAGCTTGTACTGCTTCGTAATATTGAGTTGTCGAAGACGCACATCCAGATATTAGTAAGCTTGCTGCAATCGCAGCTAATAATTGTTGCTTCATTGCTAACCTCCGTTGTTAGCCAATACCCCATTCACACTCGGGGTTATCGCCTTTTCTATAGGAGCACCATCGGCATGCTGATTTTGAGGGCGACGGCTCAAAATTAAATTCACTTGTCATGCGAGTAGCGCGAGCGTGGAAGCCAGGAAGAAACTGTGTTGCTTCTGCTCTTGTGAAGGTTTTAACGGTTGTTTCACCTTTATCTAAGTACCACAGTTCGGTTTGCACAAACTCAATCGATGGGTATCTGACAAAAGTAGCAATGGCATAAAGCAAAGCTTGCTGGCTGTGACCAATTTCATTGCCCCATTTCTTGCCAGTTTTGTAGTCGATGACTCGTGCGCTTTGCTCGTCTTCTCTTACTAAAGCATCGAGTTTGATGCGAGCCCATGTTCTACTCTCCATCCAACCGCATATTTCCCATTCTTCTGTGAAAGCCCAGTCGCCTTCGAGTTCTACTTTTGCTTCAGCAAACAATGCTCGTAGAGTTTCGAAGTCGTCTTTAAATTTTTCTAAGTTACTTGGGAATTCACCTAACGTACCGTTTACATAGTCTTCGGCTTCTTGGTGTATTTGCGTGCCTCGGTCTGCAGCAGGGCTAGAGGGCTCTTTTATTTTTTTGACACGAGATAGAAATGTGCGGTGAGGGCACTCTTCAAATACTTTAAGTGCTGAGTATGACCATGCACGGACAGGGCCTAATGGTGGCTTGTCTGACATGATTTTGTCAGCGTCAGGGCGAGTTGATTGTGTCTTGGCAACGGTCATATTGAAGTCCGACATAATGTCAGGTATTAGTGTAACTAATTAGCACGGGTACGCAAGAGCGCATCGTCTTCATTAGTGAAATAAGCCTTAATAATCGACTGTAATTGCATCTGATTAGCCTTCCAGTCTACAACTACCCCTCGGATAGGGTGCGCGTCTCGGCCTGCGTCGGCTGCTCGCTTGCGTTGCACAGACACACGGTTTCTTGTTAATCGCTTTTTAAAGTCAATTGGTGACAGAGGCGGGCGCGCTTCAGTCAGTACGTTAAATACAACTCGCAGTGCGTCAGTGGGGATAATGCTGTAGTTTTTAGCGTGAGCATCTGCCACCCAGCTTTTAACAAAGCGTTGTGCTGCGTCAATTTCGCCTGAGTTCATAACATTTGTGATGCGTATATCTAATACGTCGTTGAACCAATCTAAAGATCCTTCGCGCAGCGCTTGGCAAAATTCCTCGAATACGCTGAGTGATGCAGTTTTCATAAGTCTTTTTGCTTCGTTGTCTACTGGCATTCGCACAAGAGATTCGTTGTATGCAAAGGTTTCTAAAGCGCCAGCGAAATGCAGCAATTCTTTTGGTATGTTTTTAAATTCCGATACTATTTCTGGATGCTTATCTAACAGTTTTTCTTCTTGTCGAGGCGCGATGTTGTATCGTCTATCGCCCGGTTCAATGCGAATTGCGTCTACATGGTTCGTTAAAAATATAAAGCTGGTGTAGTTTGGGACTTCAACTTGATTTGATCGCATGCGACGTATTGTTACTGATGGCTCGGTAATCTGATTCTTTAGTTTGTTTGCGACCTTTTGTGCAGCCGTGCTGCTTGCCATATGAAACTCATCTACCACACACACTAGTGCGCGCTGCAGGTATGAGTTGAATTGCTCTTCAAGGTTTTCTAGAGTTTTAACGGGAGCCTGTTCTTCACCAAATAAAGGACGGAGTACTTGATAAGCAAACACGCCTTTCCCGGTGCCAGGCACTCCGCTTAACACCCAAGCAGTTTTTGCTTTTTCTTTAGTTTGGTAGATATAAGCAAGCCAGTTAAAGAAGCGTTCTACTTCTTGCTGTCCGTCTCCGAGGATGTGTCGCATGAGTTTGAAAATAGTAGGGCACTTGTTTTCTATTGTTGTCACGTAGCCAAGCTCAATAGGAGCTTCTGGTGTGATGGCGTTGTTCATATACATTGTGCGTTTAAATGTATTAATGCGATAAGGCATCGTAGAGAGATCAACTGTTGGGCCTGTGTTTGTTGGGTCGAACGACATGTCTGCATCAGGCACAAAGTCTGGGGCAGGGCGTCCGTGTGTTCTCATAAAGTCTTCAATTGATTGTCGAGATGTAGGCTTCAGCACCTCAAACTCAGTGATGTTTGGGTTATAAATCCCGTTCCAATACGTGTCGGTATTGAAGTCTCGAAAGACAACTGGATACTCTGGTCGGCCTTCTTTCTCCATCTCACTAGCAAACGTGTCAAAGATTGACTGATAAAAATCGCTATCGGCTTGTTCGATGAGAAATATCGGCTCGCCCTTAAAGTTGTGCATATAGATTGGGTTATCAAGATTGAACCAATACGCTTTGCTGTCTCCGCCGTTTATGTTGCAGCGGATGTACGGCGTGTTAGTTGTATCTGCAATCACAATAGACATTCGATCTGGGTTTAATAGCACTTCTTGCGGCTGTCGATCGATGTCCATTACTTTAATTTTTTCAGTAACTTTTTTGAGCCCGCTAGTTTCTCGCAGCTTGTTCTTAATAACTTGGCTTTTTTCATAGACCTGTTGAGGACTAAGGTTTGCAACAAGCGACGCAAGCTGCAGCTGATCGTGTTGTTTGCTAACTAATACAATTCGATCGTCCGCACTGTTAAATGGATCGTTCTTATTGTCGGTAAAGGTTGGGGGCGCGATAAAGATAAGCTTGCTGTTGTCGGCTACTGATATATCAAGCGGGTACTTTAGAGACTGTCCGTTAACGCTTAGCTCTAACTGATCTGCAAATAGCGTAGTCGTGTAGTTGACGTGCTGCAGCCAAAGCTTGATTGTTTTTGCAGCTAACGGTACATCTAGCATCATAATTATATGCATGCTTATTGCGTCGTTCTTAAAGCCTATGCTTGATGAGGCTTGTGCTATGTAGCTTACGTTCTGCAACTCAGCTGGCATGCATCTCATTAATGCTTCAGCTATTTGCTTGAACTTGTCACTGTCAATATTCCAGTAAGGTGCAAAGCTGCTGCCAGGAATCTTTATTCCGTCAAAGTCTAAAACTAATAGTCCGCTTGGCGATGCTTTGTCGCTTGCGCCCGCACGGCTTTCTTCTACTAGTTCTCGCTTTAGATTGCCTTTAAGTAAACAGTTCCCAATGGCTGCGTTATCGACAACCGAGCTATAGAGCTCATCTATTGACGCTACGTCATACTGATAGGAGTTTACTTTTTTGACATGTGGGTAAGGAGTAAATTTATTTTCACCGTCGTAGTGTTTGCTCAGTCTAAGGCCGTTAGCGGCCCCAAGATAAGTAACCTTCATAGTTTAGATTAGTCCCGCTAATATGGTTAGGCAGACTTTTTTTCCCGAGGCTCTCGGGTTATTTCTACATTAGAGTCTGCTTCGAATACGATTCTGACTTGGTTTCGGTCTATCCGACCCACTGTTACAGTAGCGACATGCTCACCGTCTTTGGAGAGGGTGACCTTATCGTTGACTTTCCTTGTCAATACCAGTCGCGACATATTATTTACTGTAGTTATGGGCGTATCCCCCTTCGGCGTCTAGCGGCAAGTCCTTTGCCCAGTTCGGGGGTGTACACAAGATATCAATTATAGAATTCATTGTAGCATCAGGGTTAGTATTTGGGGCAACTATTACCACTTCATCGTGGACAGTTAGCGCAACTTGACCTTCGGTTAATTCGTTTCTTAGTTTGAGCATTGCATCTGTAATTACGATTCTAGATAAGGCTTGGACGACGTTCTCAGTTAGTCTTCCGCCATAGGTCTTTTCTCTTCCGTTTCTACCTGTATATACTAATTCTCCTCCCTCGTTTTTTAAGTCCATATATTTCAATGACATAGCGTTTGGAAGTATTATTTCATTATTAGTAAATTGTAATACTGAGTAATCCAAAGTACCGCGTTGCTGCAGTGACATAGCTAAGAAGTTTTCTAAGCGTTTCCAAAGTATTGGGATTTTGTAATAGGACTGTCGATACTTTGTAACTACGCCCGCAGCTTGACTGTCTGAGAATTGTAGCGACGGACCTGCTGCTCCGGCGGCAAGTGTTGCTTGGAACTTCTTTGCACCCATGCCGTAACCAAGACCAAGGATTGCAGTCTTGCCTACAAACCGTTCGGTAGGGTGTTCTTTCTTATCAATGGGCTTGTTGTACACAGTTGCAGCAAAGTTGCTGTAGATGTCTTCGCCGTGAGCAAACTGCGCTAATAAATCGTCTTGACCAGCAAGCCATGCAAGCATGCGAGCTTCGATGTTGCTCAGGTCAGCGACATAAACAAGGTGGTCATCTGGGGCAATTAAAGACTTACGAAGTTCACTGCCTCTGGGTAAGTTTTGTAGATTAAGTTTGTCTGTGCCTCCGAATCTGCCCGTGTGAGCTGCGTAATACCGCAAAGGAGCGGGCAGGGTATCAGTAACGGGGTCAGCTGCAGCCAGGAAGCGTGTTGCTCTTGTCTCGTTTATTCTGGATTTAACCGCTACTCGACCAGCCCACACATGCTCGTGTTCTGGGTACATAGCGCGCATCTGTTTCCAGCCAGCATCATTTTTGCCTAATGCAGGTATTACTTTGCCTGTTGTTGGGCTGACTTTGGTGGGGGCAGTGATATCAAGATCTTCTTTGATTGCAGCGGTAAACTTTTGGTTTGAGGCAAGTACCTTTTTACAATAGCCACTGTTGCTGATTGCTGTTTCACCAGCCATGACTTCTGTTTCATGGTACATGGTGAGCCGCTCCCTATCTATTTTCAGGATTGGCTCGCAGAACATGGTGGTTGTCAGATCTATAAGATCTAACTCGCTTTGTGGGTATCCCTCTATTAGCTGTTTGAAAATAGCGTAAGTCAAAGCAACGTCTTGCCTGCAGTAACCAGCTATCTCTTCTTCTATGTCAGGTGGCAAATCGTAAATACCTTTGGCGTTTACCAACTCAGTGCCTTTCCGCATAGTTTCGTCGTGTGGAAAGCAGCGTTCGCTTGTTGCTCTAAGAGAAGCTGTTTGTCCCGGCCACCATCCTCGTGCCATTGCTGCGGTGTCGTAGTAATAGGCAGGTTTGATTTTGTAGTATTGGGTCAGTATGAAGCCATCAAACGGAGTGTTGTGGCATAGAAGGGCAGTGTCATCCCAATCAAACTCTGCAAGCGCAGCTTCAACTTCGTCTTCGGGCACCCAGTATGGTTCGCCGTCATCTACTTGAAGGCCAACACCCCACACTTTGAACATGGGGTGTCTGATGTATTCCATTGTAGAGATCTTTTGTAGCGAAACCTGTACGTCGTAGTAAGTCTCAAAATCAAGAGTCAGGAGCGTCTTGCTCACGTTTTTTACCTCGTATTTTGCGCGGGATAAACTCAACCGCGTCTTCATCCCATGCACTAGCGTGCTTAGGCATTTTTTTGATTTTTCCGCCACGTTCTAAAAACTCTTTTGTTTCTTGTTCGATGCGTATGCGGTCTAAAACATTTTGTTTAAGCTGTTTGGGTTCGCCACTCATCTGTGAAAACTTCTAGCCCCCGTATGAGTGGATAATCTTTGGAAAAATGTATCCACTCAATGTTGTTGCGATCACAGGACTGCAATAACGATGCGTAGGCATAGGAGCAGCCATCTCTGACAAGTAGCTCTAAGAACCGCACGTCTTCTTTGGGAACTGCTACCCAAGCACTTGATGCGTAAGGGTAGAGTGTTGAGATGCGAGCCCAATCAGCAGGTGTCACATGACACTTGTTGACTTGTATCAAGCTGCTAATAGATTTTTTAAAGTCTTGTGTATCGCTTGAAAGCGTCGTGCTTTGTGCTGGTTTCATATCTATGCCTCAATGCATACACGATATTAGCCGCACTAATTTATTATTGCAACAGATAAGTGGTTTGGCCCCAAGGAGCGACCTCATTAGCGTCTGTTGAAACCCACAAGACAGGGTAATCTGGCTCTGGGGGATAGTTGTCCGCTGGAGCTAAGTCAGTAAAGAACACCATGCCTTCCGGCTCGATTTGCTGTTGCTCTACCCAACGAAAGACTGGTTGGAATAACGTGCCGCCGCCACCGCCTACATTGAGGATGCTATCGGTTAGTTCCTCATCACCAGTTACATCGACGATGCGTGCTTCGTCAACTTCTGTATCGCATTGGATAAATACCATGCGTTCTGGTTTAAGGTCTTCGTGAATAGCGCAAATTTCAGATAGGAATTTGTGTATTTGATTGTGCGTTGAGCCAGAAGTATCCATGCCGATGACGTATGTACCGGGTGCCTCACTGTGCATTGATGGAAAATATTCGTCTTCACTAATGTAAGCACGGTGTGGGCGACGCCAGGTGAAATCATCTTTGCTGTTGCCTGTAAAGAAAGGCCATAAGTATTGTCTGAAGTCGATCTGTGCTTTTTCTAACTGATCAATAAGACGCTCGACTCCGCCTGGTAGCTTGCCTGCTGCTTTAGCAACTTCGGCAGCTTGTTGAACTGCAAGATCCCATGAAACTTCCAAGCCAGAACCGGAGTCTGCGTCAACAGCAGCTTCACCTGCGTCATTAACTAAGCCCCAAATACAAGGTTTTGCGTCTTCGTCAACTTGTTCGTAGATTGCTTCGGCTGTCATATCACGATATTGCTCGTCGTGTACGCCACCCTCGGGCAAGATGAAGCCTGTATCTAAAAGAAACAAGTTGATTGCGTGATCGGCTGCAATGTTCCACTGCATAGGATCGCGTTCCTGCCGTCGCGTCATATGGTGACTGACACAGTGCATGACTTCGTGTGCAATGAGGCCCTGCAGTTCCATGTCAGTTAGTTTGTTTATAAATTTAGCGTTGAAGTCTAAGTGAGTACCGTCTGTTGCAGCTGTTTTGAGATCATCGCGTTCGCGTACTTTTAGCTTGAGACTCAATACGCCGAAGAATGGCTCGTTGAGAATAAGCTGCGAACGCGCTGAGGTAACACGCTGCATGGTTAATGATTCATGTTCCATAATTAAGCTACCAGTTTAGATGTGAGTACCACTTGATTAATAAGGTCACTGTCGACTTGTGCAATTTCACGACGTTCTCTAGCTTGAGATTCGCGAGTCACTTTTTTGTGCATGTCACGAACCAGCTCGTCGTCTACGAACTCTCTCATTGAAGGTTGTGTATCGAGTAACTGTTTAAGTGTGTTACAGCTTTCAAGCAGAGCTTTGATTTGGCGTAGGTAATGCTGTTTGTCTGTTGCGGCTTGTACGCGTTTTTCAGAAACTGCTTTTATTTTGTCTTTAATGGCAAGATATTGCACAGAAGATAAATGTAAATCGCTTAGTTCGACGTGGTGAGCGTTATAGCCGTAGTCTATGTAAGAGGTTCGAGTTGTCGGTAGATCAAGGTAAATTCGGTGATCTTCTTTTTCTCCTCCGTAGCCTGAGACACAAAGCCTGTTTGATTCGGTCTTTTTTATCTGTTGATAAAGAAAATTCTCGGTGCTTCTTTTGTGGTCTGCCACATACTTGCTGTAAGCTTGATGTGTTGGGTGATCAACGATGCCTTTCCATATTTGTTCGAGGATATCGTTGTCTACTGTTGCTTCGGTTGCAGTAGAGTCATATGCTTTTTCTGCAGCCCTAAAGATTGTTTTTCGTAAATCTTTTCCTAATCTTACTGATGCCATGTTGTTCTCCTTAGAAGATAACTGAAGCGTTGTCGGTAATGTATTGCTGTACTGCTTGTTCGGTAGCAAGCGTGCGGTCTTTACCTAATATGTCTTTGACTGCTACGACTTGATACTCAGCAGGCAAACGACGCAGGTAAGTCATGATGGGCTTGATATCTTGCTGACTTGCACGAGCTGACAAAGCGCCTGCTACTGCATATAACGTACTAGGTGAGTCAGGCACACGAACACTGCCAGGACTGCGAATGATTTGATCAATGTCAGGTAGATCGTGGTAGATTTTACGGAAGGTCAAGTATTCGCCTGCTGCACCGTCGCCCACACATGACGCAACGTCATAGAAGCCGTCGTCATCAATAAATGGCAGCGCTTCGTTTACAAATGACCAAGTGCGTGGTGTTGGGAATGCACTTTCGGTTGTATCCATGTCGTTAAGTAGGTTTGGTCGATAACGTAGAAATGCAGGAATGGATGGGTCCATACCGATTTGGTGTGCGTGAGCACAGAAGTCGTCAATATGAGGTTCTAAAGTGTAGTGTCGGAAACGACTTTGCACTGCTGATGTCATTCCGACAGCGCCTGCACGGTCGTAACTTCTATTGCCAGCTGCAATTTTTATAGTGTTTGGTGGTAGCTGGTAAGTACCAATGCGATCCATAAGTAATAGTTGCATGAGTGCGGCTTGTGTTGCTTTTGGTGCATGTGTGATGTCATCAATAAACAGCACAACGGTTCCCTGGTAGTTTGTGTCTGGGTAGTCTTCTGGCACGCCGTATTTTGTACGGTAAGTACCATCCATTTGTTCGACAACTTTAAGGCCACCGCGTACATCAACTGGATCGTAAAGATTTGCGCGAATTTCAAAGACTTTAGCGTTGAGCGTTTTACCAGTTTGATAAACGATTTCGGATTTGCCGATGCCAGGTGAGCCCCAGATCATTGTGGCTTGGCCGGATTTGGCTGCTTTAGCTGCTTGCTTAGCAAGATCAGCGGGTCGGATTGTTCTCATTAATGTCTCCTCGTGAGAATTGCTCGTTAGATAGAACGGATAGAATCTGCGTGAGCTCCGCAGGGTCTATTTGAATCATGTTTCGTGGTTCATGGTCGGTAACGATGTGCTGCATGTGATGGTGTAGATGGGTTAGGCACCACTGAATTGCTTCTTGGCGTGTCTTAATCATGCGACTCTTCCTTCTATTTGTGCCTCTAAAAATCCCGGCACGTACTCATCACCGACTTCTGAAAGTGAGTCATAGTTTTCTTGGAAAAGCACAACAGCGTTGTCTGCCGCTATTGATTCGGTCTCGCCTTCGACAGTTACATACCAGTAACTTGTTTCTATGACAGCGACTTTGTATTTATTCATGCGATCTCCATGTTGTCTGGTGCATGCTTCATGTGCTGTTGTTGCCGCTCTTCGTTGATAAGCGATTCAAAACACCACTTGTGATACAGCATGAGGTCAGTGGTAGGGGATATGCTGATGTCGTCGGGGGCGTCTTCGGGCCACACGGCAAGGTCTTCATCAGAGAAAATGCCGTCAGAGCACCATTCACATTTCATATGTCCTCCTCGATTGGCTCGTCTGCTGAATAGCTTGAGTCGTTCAACACTTCAGGGCGGTAAGTTGCGAGTTTGGCTTTGACGCATTTTGGGCAGACGCGACATAAGTAAATGCCGCGTGCGTCATATTCTTCCCAGCTGTAGTCAACTTCGGGGTCTTGGTTGCACATGTGATATCGGAGATCACTCATATAATTGTTAGCTCCCATACTTGTATGAGTAAAATAAATAGCCCTACTAATATTAGGGCGCACAGGTGTTCTGGTATTTCGGGCAATTGCTTCACTGGAGCGTTAGACTTTTGCAGCTATTTTCTAAAGCATCGGTCATTGCAAAAGCGCGCGCTTCTTCAATGCCAAATGTGCATGCTTCTAAGACAGCGACTGCTGCTACTGCTTTGTCTTCTTCGCAGTAAAAGTACATTGATGCGCCCATGTGGCATAAAGCAGCGCCTATTACCGGGCCAATGTCGTTTGCTTCTCGGCTTTCCCAAAGCTCTTCAACAGCTGCTCGGAGCTTATCTGTTACGGTGTCTAATACTTCTTGATCAATAGCCATGGCTTTTGCTCTCGTAGTCGTTAGGTTCGTTGGGGTCAGGGTCTGGGGCACGCTCGTTGCGGTAAGCGTCGAAGCAGTCTTCTTCTTCGTGCTGTGCATACGGACCAGTTTTGTCATGCCAGTGGGAATAGTCGTTGAGTGGGTCGTCCGTGATGGAACACGGCATGCGACCGTCTGATAGGTCAAGCTGCATGGCATATGCCTCGTTGATTTCTTTGATTTGTTGGAGCAGTTGTTTAGCGATGTCATTTGTCATTGCGGTAGCTCCTTCATAATTTCTTCGCACCAGTCGTGGCACGAGTAGTCATGGATAACTACTCGTGGATCTTTTTTTGAGCCGTTGTTGTAAATAAGGTGAAAGACGCCGGAATGTTTTCCGTCTTTGTGCAAGGCGATTACATCCTCATCACCAGCTGCAAGTTCAGCAAAAATTTCACGCTTGTCGATGCCTGGGCCATACATGCGTCGCGTGCCGCAACGTATCTCAATAGAGAAGCCACGTTTAATAATGCCGTCTATTAATGCTTCGATGACGGGGCGTTCCCATGGAGGTGGGTACGAATCAATATGGTCTTCCCAGCAGTCTGTTATTTCTGGGAAGGAGTCTGAATAGTCGTCAGCAACGGGATTGAAGTCTGAATCGTACATATCGCCCCAAGTCCAATAATCTGCCCATCCATCGTTGTCGCACACCATGTTGCTGCCGTTAAGGTGTCCGTCTCTGACGAGTTTTTGCCAAATATCGTCGTCGTCTAAATAGCTAGGCACGTTGACTTCGATGGAGTAGGAGGTGTGCATCTCGGCTGTAATTGTCACGGTGCGATGTGTTTCTTCATTCATTGTCTTCTTCCTCGTCGTAAGGGAAGATCACGCTGACGAAGCCTTCGTCTTCGAAGCCGAACTCCCATTCAACACCTGTTTTGTAGGTCCATTGGATGAGTGACTCGATCAGCTCTTTGCGTGTCACGACGCTACGCCTTGTGGCTCATGCACGCGCCAGCCCAGCTTGCGGTAGGGAAACTTGTCAGTCTTGATAATGCCGAATGACTCATGTCGCATGGTGCGCTTCATGAGGAAGAGCATGACGCTGACAACCAGGCCAGCAAAGAGTGCTGCCATCATGCCGCTGAACGTGCCTGCGAGTAGGAACATCAGCAGCACGGTGACGAACAAGTCGACGTATATGTCGTAGTTAATGATGCGGCGCATGCCAAATTTGAATAGTAGGAACAGCAGACCGGCTGCTGCGATTAGTCCTGCTAATATCATAAGTCACTCCTTGATTGGCTTAGTGCTTAGAAAGTCCACCAAAACATCTCGTTTTAGTTTGGTGCTGTTGCATAGCTCACTCAGTAGCTTCTCAACAGCGGGTCTGTTTTCTGCACGGATGCACGACTCGATGTGTGCTGCTGCCATGTCTGTCAGCTTGGTCCATGGATCATGTTTCATGTTGGTCATACACAGGACTCCCGTAGATAAATGAGGTGTTTGGTGTCAGTTCATCTGGCGTGGGACATGGTGGGTGATACATGGCCCATGGTTTACTTAGCCAACGGTTGTAGAAGGGGCGCATATAGATTGTTGAACGAGCTTGGCGTGCGCGTTTAACAAGTAATCTCTGGTTGCACATTGTTTGGAACGTGTCTCTTACTTCAACTGAGCCGACCTTAAATCGTTGGGCTACTGTCGATACGTCGAAGTAATCGCCGGAGTGGTATGCGTCCATGTTTAAGATGCGTTGCTTTAGATTAGTCACGGTAAACTACTTCCTCAAAGTAAGTGTCGTCGTCGTGTTTCTCTCTGGTGCAGGTGTAACCCAGTAAATTGACATAGTGGTGTGGCGGGCCATAGCACCAGATGCTGTGTACATTTGGGTCGTCTGAGTCTGCGTCAACTACAGACCAGACCTGATTGCGGGTGAAACCTGCAGCCATAGCAGCGTCGACACTGTTGAATAGGTCGCCGTACTCGTCGCGGATTTCTTCGAATGGAAATTCTTGGTTCATTTGTCCGTGTCCTGATTGGTTTGAGGCACGATAGTTAAGATCACTTCTTCGGCAGTGTTGAGTGCTTCCGTTGCTAACTGCATGCTCTCTTGTGCTTCGATTAGGGTCTTTTGTTGAGCAACAAGTAGTTCCTTGAGCTCGTCTGCTGCTTCAAATTCGATGATGAAGCCTTCTTCTTCGTCTTCATGGTTCATGGCACGCTGAGTCCTCTATGGGTTAAGAAAAAAAACCCGATGCCAACGAGTGGCACCGGGGTGGAGTAACTACTAAGCGGCAAGACGTGCCTCTAACGCTGCCGCGCGATTAGCCATGAAACCAGCAAGCTGGGTCTTGGAGTCGGACGCTTTGAGCTCGTCGACAATCTCCTGCATGACAAGCATGGCACTGTCGTAGGTGTCAGCTGGTGTAGCGTTGACCCACGTATCCGTTTGCTTGTCGAGGCTGGACGGATTGAAGAACAACAAGTCGATGTCGAACGCTTGGCCGTCGATACCGAGCTCGGTCATGATCAGAGTCTGCGTGGTGAACAACAGCTCGTAGTCAGACTGAACAGCTTGCTTGATGCGCTCGCGAGGCATGTCGGTCTCAACGTCGTCGATTGCAGACTGTGCAAGATCGAGACCGTAGATGCCGCCTGACTCTTGCTCCTGCTTCTCAGCACGTTC